TACACGTTCCTATTTCTAGGCTTCGCTCGGTATTGTCCGTTCTGGAGTTTCACCGAATTAGAGAGATTATTCGACACACCTTTCGGTGTGAAGCCACCAACATTAATGGAACTGACCAAGCAACTTAAACTCCAACCCACGTTGCTTTGCAAGCTTGTTACAATGCCACAACCACAAATCTAAAATATATGCTCCTGTACCTTGAATCAATGTACTAAAACGATCTTTGTCAGATCGCAAAGAGTACCAGAACTTATTGATAGGATTTAGCTGCCAATCCCCAAAAGATGTTTTCTTTACAGTCATCATCTTAGAAATCTTCTCAATACTCCAATTCAGTTTGTGATAACCTTCATGAAGCTTCTTAGCCACCTTCTCAGATACCTTAGCTGTCCTTGCAATTGTCTTCACACCAGCTCCGTACTGGCAAGCGTAATTTGTAGACTTCCCTGCAGCACGAATGTCATCAAGTCGTCTGAACTCTGCATCACCTTCATCTGTGTGCTGATCTTTGGGAAGCTTCTTATACATCTTATACCAAGCAATCTCTTCCTCTGTAATCAATCCTCCCATACCTGCAACCATTAGATGTGGGTCAAAGCCATCTTCCATTTGACTCTTGACATACTCAGGGTCAATCTTCCATTGAAAGTGGTGTTTGAGGCGGTCTTCCAGAGAGGATAAATCTGATCCTAATAGAGAACAGCCATCCCTAGCAACTAACAGCCCTCGAATCTGTTCACCATAAGCAACTCGCAAACTAGGAAGATTTACAAGAGTAGAGTGCTGCAGCCTCAACGTATTAGTAAATCCTTGACAGCCAGCTTCCAGATATCCATCAACATGATCTCGTAAGAATCCCTTCACCATACTATTACGATGATTGAGAATACCCAAACCTGCAATATGTTCAATACCTGCACACTTTGGAATCAAGTCTTTTACAGATTGACAAACTTCACCACCCTTTAAGTTTACTTGAGGAATCTGTCTTGTTGTTCCATCATCTTCACGAACAAACTTAAAGGTCTCGGCGACCCAACCTAAACTGTCCAACCATGCTTTTATTTGGGTGTGACTTGCTGGATTTCCATCTTCATATTCTTTGACTACTTTAATATCTTCTTTGTGCTCAAAGGGAAGTCCTAAAGATTCTGTAAGTTCCTTCCAACGCAGCCCTGTTGCAGACAGTTCACCACTTTTTGTATAGGGCTTTGCAGGACGTGAGCGAACAACATACTTAGGATTCTTAGGCATTGCAAGTCGTAGGGCATCTGTCTTTTTCTCTACTTCTACCTGCAACTCTCCTTGTAACTTCTCAGCACCCTCAACGTCAAGTTTCCACTTATTACGCTGCTGCATTACTTGCTCGTCCATCTTCCACATCAAGAAGTCTACAATGCGTTTATAGCTACCTGTTTATAGCTACCTTCTTCTTTACCGTACAACTCTTGTAGTCTTGTAACTTGACGTAGCCACAAGCGTTTCTGAATCTTACAGTCTTCAATAACACGATGGTTGTAGTCCTCTTGAGTTAAGTTTTCCCAATCAGTGATGGGTGGTTTTGGTACACCAAACTCCTCACCATATTTTTCTAAGCCATGAATAATGCGCGAAGGCTCTAAATACCATGACAGAGCGACGCTATCAATTAACTTGGAGTTGCTTGTATCAAATCCTAGGAATTGCAATGCTTCAAAGTCAAACAGCTTACCATAGTGCATCACAAGTGTGTGACCTTCATCTAAGAAATCTTGGATTCCTTGTGGATTTGTGTGTTCAAATAAAACAATCTCATCACCTTCAATAGGTATTGCGCAGAAGTTATGAAGCCTTGGATTGGCTTGCTTCTTCATTTGGTGCAATAACCCTGTGGTTTCAATATCTGCTGCATAAATACCCATCTTCACACCTCCCTATTCATCATCCAAATTCCCAAGCAAAAGCTCTACCAAAGGCTCCAACAACGTCTCAGCAGCTTCTTCCCAAGCTTCGTATAAAGAACTTTCATTACCATAAGTGTAGAATACCTTTTGTCGAAATTCAAAAGCATATCTAGCAGAGTGACGACCTAATCCAAAGTTAGTAGGTGCTTCGCTGATAAACTTAAGTCCAAATGCTTGTGCAATATCAACTTTAGTTAGTTTCATTTGTTATCCTTAGAAGCAATAATTTCCATGTACAAAGCGCCTACAAAGAAATAAGTAGCTTTGCTATAGTTGTCTGTGAATGCATGATATGTTGTAAGCAGCAAGCAGAGGATGTTTAGGATTCTGTGTAAGTGGTACATCATTGTTTGTCCTCCATATGAAAATATTCTTTATATCCTTCTCTCCATTCAAATACTTCTAAGCGACTCTTGAGTACATTCATTACAGCATCTTCAAACTCTCGTTGTGAAGAGAATGTTATAGCTTCTAGCAAATCATATGGTTCTTCAAAGTTCTCTTCAGGAACCCATCGTTCCATTTTGTAGTCGTCTGCAATTAAATACGAACGAGTATTTCCACAAACGGTAATAATCTTATAGCTAGCACCGTTTGTCATACAACCTTTGTAACAATCATTACATACACACTTCGCATATTTAGCCATTTTGTTTAGTCTCCTTAATTAACATTTCCAAGTGAGCTGCCATGTCTTCGTATGCATAATATTTTCCCTCAGCATACTCATTGCAATTGTGTCCATCTTCATTACCTTTGGAATCTTCCATACCATGATTAGCAAACTCCAAAGCCTTCTTCAACATTTCCTCTGCTGAGGGCTTGACATGCTCTACATGAGAATATTTATCTCCAAACAATCCTGTAGTTCTACCCACAGAAACTACTTCATCGTTAGCTCCTTTAAATTTATGTATAGTTTTCATTTAATCTCCAATAGTCTAGAATTGTTACGATAGTATTCTGCTGTCCACTCTTTAGGAATCTCCTCACCAGCTTCCATATAACGTGTCACAGCTTCTTGTATTTCTTTCTGACGATGTTCTAGCACGATAAACTCAGGTCGAAGTCCGATAGTGGGCTTTGCAGTTGCTGAAAGTGCAATCTTCCAAACTGGCAAATCTGTTGAAGAGAAATCTTTTCCGTTAAACCAATGATTCTTATCCCGCACTCGCATATCAATCCTCCTTAAATAAATTAATACCGACCACACTATCATTAAACTTAATCTCCTCTTTAATAGCCTTCTGAATTTCTGCTAATTGCTTGAGGGATTTGGAGTTCTTTTGAATGTATTTCAAGATTCTGCTCTTTTCAGCACGACAAGCTTTTAAGTACATAGAATTTTCTGTGAGACATAAATCAGAAATCTCCATATTAGTCAATCTTAAAGAGTCTTTAAGTACACCTTGATTATATGTTAACTCGTTAATGACCTCTTTATTCCTTGCAAGCATTGATTGTAAGATGCTAGTTTTCATTTGTTCTCCTTTGTGTTGTTGACAGCTCACATAGTATAGAAAGTTTTATGAGCTGTCAAGTGTGTTTTAGCTTAATCTGTAATTTCTACAGTGTAGTTCATTAATGCCTCGTAAGCTCTAGGGTCAATTTTATCTCTCCATTTTTCTGCAAGCTCTTTAGCATAAGCTTCTTTTTCCTTCTTGTAGGCGTAGAAAGCTTCTTCCTCAGTAACAAAATACCCAAGCGACTCCCTTCCGTTACCTCTGGTTATCTGCGCTTGAAACTTCTTAATCCTTTTGTGAAAACTAACACCAACAGGATATTTACCCCTCAAAGAATTAGTCAAACTTAGAAATGAATTTATGCAAGTTGGAATAAGACAACAAGTATATCCAGAGTACAATTTGTTACCCTTCACAAGTAAGTCTTTATCTAATTCATAATTACCACATGAAATTTGTGAGTAATACCAACTAGCAAAATTCTGAAAATACAGCCACTCATCAACAACTGTACAATTTTCATAAGTTTTTCTCCTAGATAGTGACACCTTTGAGTAGCACCTACGCAGCATACTATACCAGACCATATAGGATTCACAGTTAAAATCGTACTCTCCAGTGTCCTTAACTCCAACACCCCATATCAACTTTTTCAAAAGGAAACCTCTTCATCTTCATCAGAAACAACAGCCCAAGTATCTGCATCAAGTTTGAAAGCATCAGCTACACCCAAATATGACCATGTACGATTTTTAAGCGTAACAATTCGGCAACGTCCTCGTGTACGGTCTGGCATAATCTCTGGCTCTAATGCCAAGATATTCCAACTCAAAGCCTCTAAGCTGCTGCTACCTCTCAAAGACTCTTTAGTTACTCGCACCCAAAACGGTTGATCTTCCTTACCTTTAGGTGGCTTAAAAGCATCAGCATTAGTACGATTAATATGACTAATCACGATAATACAAATATCATTAGCTGCGCAGAAAGCAGCAAGAGTGGTCATCGTCATATCTAGTTCAGCACGTTCATTAGCTACGTCTGGAGAAGTTAGAATAGAAATATGGTCTACCACAATGTAGCGACAGCCTTCTACAAAATACATGTGCTTGATCTTGCTCATAAACTCGGACAAAGGGAGTGACCCAAAGTGATCTAACATCACAACTTTATTATCTCCAATGATATTGTCGTACACTTTTCTAATATCTTCAAGTGAAGCAACAGAAGTTGGTTTGTTCTTAAACTCTAAGTAATTAACTTTCAGTTGTGAAGCAATCATACGTTGAAGTGTTTCTTCTGGACGTTCTTCTAAGTAAATCATCCCCACACGCTCCCCTGCAGACATAAAAGCATTCGCAAAGATAGCAGAAATTGTACTCTTGCCAACATTTGTAGGAGCACATAGTAGAGTCAGTTCACGAGTTCTAAAACCTTTGATTTGATTCATAAGCTTAGGAAACTCTGGAACCATAATACCAACAGGACGTTCTGCAATCAATTGCTCAAAACTAATATCTTCGGCTTTCAGAATCTTCTCAGCAACATATGGTTTAATTCCAAACGCAGCTAACTTAGCTAATTCCTTACTCTTACCTTGTTGAAGATAATCAGAACAATCTTTCATTTCTACGTTATGTGGTAAGTAGAACAAAGGAGCACCCATCAGAGCATTACCTAATGCGTCTCGTGCTTCACGTCCCTTCATCATACCTTTTAACTTCTCTGCTGCTGTAGCTTCATCGTTGTCCATAGCTAAAACAATAGCATCTTTAAAAGACATCACGAAGTCTTTATTCTGAAGGACATGTTCTGTCGCAGAAGCTGTTCCAAAACCAATACTTACAACAAAGGGCTTTAAATCAGAGTAAGACGTTCCTTTTACATCGTCAATCAACGACTGGTACAAACTGGCTGCACAGAACTCACCTTCAACAATAAACAATTTAGAATGCTTACGCTGATTTTGGTTAGCTAAAGGTTGTCCATACAATTGCACATCCTTTTTCAAATTTCCAACTGTTGTGAAATGATACTTCTCATCTTTTGGGATGGTCATATCACGTTTCTTGAAAGCTACAAGCTCTCCCTTCTGATTGTAGTAAGGGAAATAATATGCAATATGTGTCTTCCCATCGCTAGGACTTAATGCAGTTCTAATGCCAAATAACTCACATGTTTCTTTTGTTAAACCTCGTTCTGGAATATCCATAAACGGGTACGTTAATACATCCTTCAAACTTTCCTTTGGCTCATATTTTTCTCCATTACTACTCATCTCATCTCCTTTGTTTTGTTTCCAATAACCCATCACATCTCCTTAGCAAAGATACCAATATCCAATCCCAACATCCTCAAGAATGTGTTCATCACTGAATAAGAAATCTTCAGATTCATCTCCAATGTCGTTCACAGACCTTACTTCTATGAAGCTTGTTCTATAAGTATCTAAAGGACTTCTAGAAGATAATACTTCATATACATAATATTTCTTAAAGCCCATTATAATAAGCCATCCATAGTTACTTTGTGCAGATGTGTAATTTCCTCATCCATTCTTACAATAGAATCGCAGAGCTTAATCACTTGTACACGAGCTGACTTGAGTTCTTTCTTTAGATGCTTCAACTCTCGCTCATCTAAAATCAACTGCCTGAGAAGCTGCTTGTCTTGCTTTTGCTCAACAATAAACCGCTTATACTGAGCCTTCATAGCCCTCGTTGTAGCAAACTCACCCATTCGAGTTATTAGATATGAACGCCTTGATATCCTACTCTGCAACACACTCATCAACTTTTGTTTGTTCATACATTCTCCTCATAAAACCTATCATACTCATCAGTGCCAAACTCAAGTACATAATAGTCATCACTCTTCCAGATACTGTCATACCAATCTTCTCGGCACATCCAACCACCGTCTGCCCATACGAATATGTCTTCTAGGCTTGTCATGTAACACCTCCATTCTTAGCACAGTGTAATTGGTAAACACAACGAGCATAACTGTCAGCTTCTGTCTTGTCAAGACGCTCTTCGACAAAAACTGGTAGAAACAGAGAAGCAATCTTATTATCTCGCTTAGAAATAATGTCATTAGCTTTCACTGTAACATAAATACTATAGTCTTGTATAGTCTCTGGAGAATACATTTCCCACCAAGCTTTACGTTGATCATCCGAGAATCCTGTACCTACGTCTGATACGAGCAACCTATCTCTAGAAGCCACTGTCAAGCTACCCATCATACCTTTATATTTGTTCGTACCTTCTGTTATACCAATCACTTCCAAATCTACTTCAAACTCGATTTTAAGTTTTAAACAGTCTTTTGATGTCCCTGAAGACCACTTAAAATCCTTAGTTTTAATTACACACCCCTCAGAACCGTTGGAAGTATATTCTGAATAGATTGAATAAGCTTCTTCTAGTGACTCTACTTTGTATGTCTTTACCATTTTAATATTTTTCATATTTTATTCTCCGTGTGTCTCAGTATACCCATAACCTAATAAATTTAACTTTTTAATTTGATTCTGCCTACACTCAATAGCAAGCCGCATTGCTTCATCTTTTCCGTATTTTATAACAGAAAATGATTTTTGTCTCATTCTCTTATCCGTGTCATACCAAAAAGCAATATAAGCAGGAAATCTTGAATTTCTAAAATAAACCCCTGTAGTCCCTGTTGAATTATTTGGATGCTTACTCCTGTTTCTAGCATTGTTTTCAGCCTTAACAGCTCTTATATTCTCTATTTTATTATCAGTCTTATCCCTGTTAATATGGTCTATTACATAACCTTCCCACATGTCTTTGTTGAACATTTCATAAATTATTCTGTGTACTAGATATGTTTTACTTTTTAATTTGACATTATAGTATCCGTGAGAACTTTGAGAAACCACTGGGTCTCCTTTATTCACTAAAACTCTTTTATAATATTCACCTGTAAATACACTGACTTGCCACCTCAAACAGCTAGGACTTGTCTCATCATAATAAAACCAATCGTGCCAGTTAATTTCACTCATCTTTTAAAATCCTTTTCAGTGTCTCCAATCTCTCTGTATAAGGCACACTTGATTTACCAGCTTTAAATTCTGCCACTGTCAAACAATCCCAAGCTGTCAACTCAAATGCGAGATTATCCCCTACTTCCCCACCCTTAAGAACACTATTCAAAATACCATTTCCTGTCTTTCGGTCTAAAGGAACACCTAATGTAGCAGCTTCTCCATACACTAATAATTCTCCCACCACTACAAACCCTTCAGGAAGTCCTACAGCAAGCTTTTCAGCGAATTCTGGAGGATACTTGCTACCAGCTCGTGTAATCGCTTCAGGAGCCTTTCCCGCCTCTTTAACAAGGTAGCAGAAACTACCATCAAGCTTCTCTTGTACGAAGAATGACTTGAGCTTACTAAAACGCTCTTTTACTTTAACATCCATTAGTGAGCATCTTTGGTAAGGTGGAATAAAATACAAATCAGGAAACACTTTCAAAATCATTGTGTCACCTACACCAGCTCCGATAGAGCGTTTGATGAGAAGTTCTAGAAGCTCTTGACCTTGTTTGTTTAAGTGCTTATACTGATAAGTCAACCAAGTCTCTGCTTCTTTTCCAGTTACTTTACGATCTGCTAAATACCACACAACATTAGACAATATTTTAAAGTTTATATCGTGCTCTGTGTCATATTGATCTGTAACTTTAGTAATTTTTGTTTGATAATAACTAATAGCAGGGTCATACACTGCCTTCAAATAAGCCTTCAACAGCTCATTGTCCTTATTAGCTTCCAAAATAGCTGTCTTAGCATTTGAGCCAGAAGCATTCTGCAGTTCTTTAATAATTGTATATAAATTACTCATTAACATTCTCCTCTTGATTATCACGACCCTCATTATGCAACTGACTAGCAGCAACCTCTCGTAATACATTTAATGAATTATACATCTCTGCAGGAGTGTAGTGTTCTATATCTCTGACAATTGCTTCTAGTTTCTTCTTGAAATAGTGAGCATCCAGTCCGTACCTGTTGTTCATATTCTCTCCTCAAGTTTCAAAATAACATGTCGAAGCAGACTCCTCATCTACCTCTAATGACAGATGTACCGTCACATCATGTGTGTAATAATTATCCATAGATGTTCTCGCAGATAACCGCACCTTTTCACGAATAATATCCATTACAGCCTTCTCAAACTGCTCTTGTGTCTCAAATACTATCATATTCTCTCCTTATGTAATAAAAGCCTCAGAACGCTCATAATAAGACATTCCAAGGCTTCTGTCAAGTATCTTTTAAAGAATTACAAACTTACTTTCATATTCCTCAGCTTCTTCTTCGTAAGAAGTCCAATCCTCCCAAAGTGAGTGGCTTAATTCATTAGTGTATGCTACAGACGGAGTAGAAGTTTTCTCAGGGGATTGTCCGTGGTCGCAATAGGAATATACTTCTAAATCTTGTGGCATTTCTTTCAGTAATTCAATTAGTTCAAAAACTTTCATGTTGTTTCTCCTATTTAAATAATTTAGTTCGCATAATTAGAGCTACTAACAAAACAATAAATCCACCAAAAGAAGATAAGATACATTGTACTATGGCTAAATCACTATTGATGAAGTCTGAGAAGCTATCTTGTTTTACATTATGCAGTGATAACAAACCTAGTAATCCTGAAGTCACCCACATAATAATAAATAGAAATTCGATCATATTACTTCCCTCCTACATTAACCATACCTTTGAAATCCATCGGCACAACAATCGTATTCACTTTACCTGCAGCAATACCCTCAGCAATTTTCATTTGTGCTTGAGCATTCATGTAAGCAATACTTTGTCCACTATTTGCTGCCAATGCTGCCATACGTTCAGATTCTTTCTTTGCAATCTCAACTTCTGTGGCTTTGATTTTCAATTCATTCTGAGCACGTACATACTCTGTGGCAGATTTGAGAATTTCAGCATTAGGAGCTACATTACGAACTTGGATTGCAGAAATAGTGATACTCGTGTCAAGCTTCTCCTCTCGTAAAGACTCATTCAACAATACTAAAATTTCTTGCTCAATCTTAGCGCGACTGTCTGCTACTTCAAGTGCTTTGTACTGACGGATGGACTTGTAAGTGGCATTATTCACAAGTGTTGTGATGTAATTGTACATCAAATAAATGTCTCCGTCTTCTGCTGTGGCGTGAAAGCTCTTGGCTTTACTTGCATACAATTCAGATACGCTGCTAGGTGAAATGTTGTATACCACTGTCAAATCAAAGTCAGCTAATGCGCTATTGTCTGCTGTCAATGGTGTCTTATTTTCAACTGACAACGAAATATCCTTAACAGGAAATGTTAATACATTACCAAACATTGTTTGATTCCAACTACCAGAAGGAAGTTCTGTCATCTGGATTTGTTTTGACATATCTTCTCGTACACCTACTTCACCTGTAGAGATGCGAGTACATCCTGTAGCTGCAATAACTAATGATAATGCAATAATAATTTTCTTCATGTGTTTCTCCTTAAAATAAACTAATAAATAACCCTGATAAAACAAGTGCAATTGTAACACAACCCCCTAAGTACGCAACAACTTTGACAGCTTTAATCTTTTCTTTTGTATCTGATGTAGTACACCACTTTATTGCTCCGAATACAAACAAAGCAACCAATGCGAAATAAACTAGCGATAAAAGCATTTAATTCTCCTCTATACAGCCATTGGTGCAGAAATTGATGGGTGACAGTAATAATCTCCTAAATGAATATCGTCAGGTTGCAAACTCTGAATCCAATCATAAGGTGAAATATCACAATCTTCATTCCAGCCCTTCATAATTAGCCAAGGCAAATAGTATTCTTCCCGTGACAACTGCTCTTTTACTTGTTCTATGTGGTTCTCATAAATATGCACATCACCTAAGAACATCTTCAAATGTCGTGGCTTATATCCTGTAGCCTCCGCAACAATGTGCAGTAGCAATGCATACGAAGCAATATTAAAAGGAATTCCTAAGAACAAGTCACAAGATCGTTGATTCATCGTCATAGACAACTCACGAGTTTCAACATTTGCGTAAAATTGAAAATCTGTATGGCATGGAGGTAGTGCCATTTGATCTACTTTTAGTGGATTCCATGCTGTAATACGAATACGTCTACTTGTCGGGTTATTTACAATCTCATTTAAGGCATTCTTGATCTGGTTAACACCTTCACCATTATAGTTAATCCACTGTGAGCCGTAGATACATCCAAGGTCATCCTCTCCCTTACGTACGGGATTCTTTAACCAAGCTTCATTCTCATTTGCATTCTGGTTCCAGATATTGCAACCAAGCTTCCGAAAGTCTGCAGCATTTGTATAGCCTCGCAAGAAACCTAATAATTCTCCCTTAACGGCATTAAAAGCAAGTTTCTTCGTAGTAATAGCTGGAAAGCCATCATTCATATCAAATGACAGCATCTCTCCAACAATAGAATAACAAGGGATTCCTGTGCGATTGTTTTGCAAGATTCCTTCGTCCAACACCTTCTGTAATAAATTGTGATACTGTTTCATCGTACAAGTTTTCCTTTCGGCTCTGCCTCATTTAATTCATAAACACCTATGAACGGTGGATTTGGATATTCACTATAAGTTGTTGTAAGACCCCGTATATGACTCTCAAGTTGAACAACATATTCTCGCAAGTCTTGTATTTCTTGATGCTTGAACAAATCTAATTTGTGCGCTATGTCAAGGCAATCTGTAGAAGTAAGTTTTCTATGATAGCAACATTCATCCACATGTTCAATATAACTTTTAATGCGTCTAAAAACAATCATTCTTCTCTCCTATCGAATCCCATAATATTTATCAAACACAAACTCTGCCACTCCAAATTTGTACCTTTCGTTGTAACTATTAGTACGAATTGAGGGTGTGCTGTTAGCAATCCACCTGTCAGCATCTCCCTTACGTCTATAAAACTGAGACACTTGTTGCATTGTCACTTCATTTATGACGCAATAGGCTTTTACTTTTTCAATTGTTTTCATGTGTTCTCCTTATAATCTTTCAAGATAATAGCCTTCTCTCCAGCACATTGAAGACGTTTCATCCTGCCTTTGTAGTAGTCTGTACCAGATACTCGCACACAATGCATCTGCTTATCAATAGCGTCAACAATATAGATATTCTGAACAGCTCTAGTCTTATTCTCTAACTCAGCATAAGCTAAATAGTCTCCCACTTTTATTTCTTCTCCAAACATGTCTTTGAACATATCATCCTCCAGCATTACGATTATTCATCTGTGTAGCCACTTCATCATAAACCATATCTGCAATATAGTCCTTCAACAATACGCCAAGCTGACTCTCAAATGTTGGAATCTGCTCTGGAATTTCATCTTTTGAGCGAGGGTTTAAAATGCCGAGCTTGACAGCTACATCATAATGAACAAGCTTCTTAATTTCAGTTGTATGTTGATAAGCTCCATACCCCGCTGTATTTTCTGGAGTAGATTTCAATGATACGTTCACAAATTCCTTACGATCACCCTGCTTACCACTAATATCACAAATATATGTTGTTACAATTGCCATGTTATTCTCCTTATCCAATAAAAATATGTTGCTCTGTGACAGCAACTTCAAATACTTCCAAACGTAAATAGACAGCGTTACCTCTGGCATTCAATACGTCATCATCTCCAAGATGATACATAAGCTTCTGGTAGTTAATCCTGTCTAAATAGAGGTTACTCGCCATAGAATGACAGAGCATTTTCCAACTTAAGTCACTTTTAATTTTCTTCAATAATTGTTCTGTTGTCATTTCCTCTCCTGTGAAAACACTAAATCTCCAATACGTTTATGTTTTGTTGCCCACTTGTGCTTACTTCTAAAATGATTGAAGTACAAATACTTCTCATCCAACAGCACTTTAGGCATTCTACGCACTGTTCTATAATGTGTCAACCACTCTTTACTAACTTTCTTCACACCATGACGCATATAAGGATATTGAGAAGGCTTCATAAGCTCTTTACAAGCTGTTAGACGAGACTTTAGAAGTCTATGGTGAAGGACATCCAACACAGCTCTCTGAGCCTCTACAGGCTGATTACGAGCTTCCTTCCACAGCATGTAAGCCTTGGCAGATTCATCATTACAATTAGCCATAACAGAATTAGCAGCAAGTAATAAGGATATGGCTAATATGTATTTCATTCAAGTTCCTTTTCATCATAAATAAGTTCTACAATATTCCAGATGAAACTTCCTAAAATATAGCACATATACACAGCTAGAATGATTAGTACTGAGTAAAATACATACCACCCGAAGCTTACAACAACTACAAATAAAAGTAAAACAACCATTGCAATAGAAAATCCTAGTATAAATTTTAGTATGTGTTTCATAACTCTACCTTCCTTTGATGAACCTTCCAATTCTCCCATTGCTCCTCTGTCATTTCATCTGGACAATACTCGATCATTAAGCTGTCTATTAGGTATTGCTGGTGTGCAATCTTACGCTTATACTCATCAAATAATGGCAGTCGATCACTTGGCAAGTCTGTGCGATGCGTGGCTACGTGCAAACGTTCTTTCAAATCTGCGTGGTTTGCTTTCCAGTGCTTCACTTCTTTTTGCAGTTTCATCACTTCGTTCTGACTTGCTTCTAGTGCTGTGCGTAGTTCGTCAATTTCAATTGTTTTTGCAAATGTTAAGTATGGGAACTTGTTTTTTGCGCTCGCTTCAAAAGCTTCTCTCATCTGTTCTTTCATTGCTGGTTCTCCTTTTTCTTATACTGCGATACGTGGGCATGTTTACAGTTCATACAGAAATCAATACTTGCTGTTCCGCATTGCCACGCTTTGTAATCTTCATATCTTGCACATTCAGTCTTTTTGCATTCATCACCTTTTCTTGGCTTAGGGTGAAATTGCGCATAGAAATCTTTCATTCTCATTATTCCTTAGATGCTATAGCTGCGTCATCAAAATCTTCATCAAGCCCGAAAGCTGCAAGCTTTTCGTTAAGTTGCATAACTTGATTCCAATACATTGCAGATTCTTTCTTTGCCTCTGCTAACTCTGTCTCTAGCTCTTTGATGCGATTCTCTTGTAGTAGAATCACTTCTCCCATATCAGCTAGCACTGAATAATCTTTTTCTTCGCTCATATCTTCTCCTTGTTGTTAGTGAATACTTTTTCCAATGTCTTCGTTCGAAGCTTTACGATATGGGTGACACCAAGGCAGTCCTTTTCGTTCTGGTCTTCCGTATCCGACGTTATACTTTTCAAATTTTCCGACCTGTCTAAATTTTCCCGATTTTGTTTGAATTACCTTAGCCCACCAGTCCTGCCGAGCATACCTATGACCACAGATATTCCAACGCTCCATATACACATATAACTCAATAGTTCCATCTGAAAATTCATAGGCATATAGTTGTTTTTCTGTTACGTCTCGCTTAATCCAGTTAATGAATTTCTTTAGCATTCGAAAAACTTTCATTTTGCAAAATCCTTTCTCTGGCTAACATACTCTTGCAATCGATCAATCGTCCAACCATTACTTATGCAAACAGAAAATGGCAATCTCTGAACAGCAGCTAAAGGAAGTTTATTTAAGAAATCGTCACCCCATTTTTTGAAACCGTACTCTGCATGTGCGTAATGTCTAACTGAGTATTTAAACAAATTACCGCTTCCATACTGAGTGCATAGTCTACAAATATTCATATCTTCTCCTTCAGAAATGTGTAAGCTGTCTGCACAGCCACAAATACAATAAAACTAATTGCTGTAACAAAGTAGCACTTTAACAGCCACAGGAGAAATAATAATGCATCTATAAACATATGTCAAGCCCTTTCTTATAAATTCTTTTAAACTCCTCTGGAGCATAATAATTCCACAATGTGAAATGTTCATCATAAAGCTTCTGCATACGTTGTAGCTGTGCTAGTTCTTCACGTCCTTTACGATATACTCTGAAATCATCTGAGAACTCAAAGAAGAAATCGTGAGCTGCTAGACATTTCTCGTAGAGAGCTATTGACATGACTGTTCCCATTCTTCAAGCTTACTCAAAACATTCTGCCAAGAAGCTCTGTCCCAATCATGTCCTAAAGCATATTGGTACTGATTGTGACTCATCTCCCGTTGTTCAGAATCTTCTTTGAAAGCGAACTTGAGTTCTCTAAGCATAAGCTTCTTAGTTTTGTCAGGTATTTCATCGAAGTTGGTTAGGAAAGCTTCTTCAAATTCTGAGACAATATAGCTCACTCTCCCAAGGGTGTAGCGGAAAGCACAAAACCATATTGTGTCTAAATGTGTTTGTTTCATACATTCTCCAGATAGAGATGTTTCACAACATCCTTACGCTTAACAGAATGCACAGGATGCAGAATGTGCTTCTCTCCTAAATATTGCTTTGCAGCCTCTAATTTATCCTGCATCTTTTCTGCATTGTTTTCTGCATGTATTCCTGCAGAATAAAGACAGTCTAATGTGTGAGCTTGGTCGTCTGACACCATACACTTTTGTTTAAACATATTGAATAATTTCATATTAGTCCTTTGCTTGGTTATCAAAATAAATTTGTTTAGCTGCATAAAAGGCGTTGTGAAGTCCTACCCATTGATGTTCAGCTTCATAGAATAAATGGTCTCTCTGAGTACCAAAGTATTGCCTAGCAAACTCATTACGTTTATGCCTAGCCTTATAAACTCTCCAAGCTAAGTTTGCTAGGATTTTACGTTCTGTGGTCATACGTTCTCCTCAATAATTCTGAATGATAATTCTGGCTCAAACTTCAATCCATCTTTCCCATCGTAGAACACACTGCCAACACTGTCAACAACATAATGATTTTGCCAGTTGATAGCTTCACCTGTAGCTTTATTGTAAAATTCCAGTTTCATATTAAATCCTCCTCTTTAACTAAATAAGCATACTTATATCCTTTTGAAGTAATTTTATTATTTCTAGAGTTAAAATCTTCAACAAAAGATTCAGCTTCAGGTATTGTACTAAAATACAAAGTGTCGGCAATGGAAGGTATATACCCATTCTCTATTTCAATATTTACTTTTACTGTTCTATTCATATCAAATCCTTCCAATTAGGTTCATAAGTAATTTGCTAGGCTCAATTCTAGGCATATTATCAGAGTATGTCAAGAAGTTTGCATCTGATTCTTTATAATTATTGAAAAGTATCATTTCCATAGCATAAGACTTTCCGTAATGAGTGCCTCCTCCGACAATTAGAACTCTCTTATCATCTTTTACGTAGAGTTCTTCCTTCATACACTCCCTTTCATAGAAATTTGCTTCTGCAACTGGTTCCATTTCGCTTCTAATTGCTTGAAAGCCTCTGCACAAGAATATTGCTTCTTGTACGTGCTTACACTTTTCTCAGATACACCATGTCGGTGAGCCACATTCATACGAGAAACACCAGCTTGCAAGTCTGCTAGGATAGCTTTGATTTTGTCTGGGGAGTTTGTTTGTCTTTTGCCAAGTATCACCCCTTCAGCTTTGCGTCTAGCTAATCCCGATATTACACGCTTCTTGATACTTTTGAGTTCATTAGCTGCCAACACAGCATGAATGTCAAACTCAATTTTATCATCCTCTCCTTGCAGAACTTTACCAATTTGAAGGATGTTAATCTTCACTCCACGTTTGAGAAGTGTTTCAGCAATCGAGATAGTATTACCAGAGCCACGACCCCAACGGTCTACACGAGTGCTGTAAATGGTTGTGTCAGAGTCTACTTCCTCAATCATACGAGAGAACCCTGCACGTTCATACACACTCTTTGCACCACTAATTCCGTGGTCGATGTAGTAGGCATCGAATTTACCACCGATAAATTCTTCAAGCTCAAAAATTTGATTTTCTGGGCATTGATCTGTGCGCGAAACACGAGCATAAAGTACACGTTTTGACATTTGAATTTCTCCAACAAGTTAATATGTGCTCATTGTGGCAGAACTATTTTGAGCTGTCAAGGATTATTTCAACATTAGCGAAAGGTTGTTCAGGAAGATGCTGTTCAATCATCTCTTTGTACCAATCTTCCCACTCTTGACGTTGAGCACAACCATATCCGTGAGGCTGCTCAACAGGCTTTCTCTTCTCAACAGTAGCCCACCCACCACAATAACAATAATTTTTAAATGTTTTCATCAGCATCAAACTCTCGTAATAGCGCTTTAAATTTCTCTAGGAATTCATCTTTTCGTGTCATGTTATTCTCCATCATAGTAAATTCTAACCCCAGATTTAACAGTAATTTCTTCTCTGCCATCGAAATAGTTCTTAGTTTCAACAAACCAACACTGACCTGTAGGATCCATTACATCCCTCCAAGAAATTGTGTAATCTGGCATGTTTATGTGGATTGTTTCTTCTGTTGTCATTCTATTCCTTTCAAATAATCTTCATACTCCTCTTTAGAAATAATCTCCACTTCTTCTCCTGCGAATAAGTGTACTACACTATCTCCGAGTTTACAGAAGGAGTACATACCATCTACGTGATCGAAGAAGAAACATTCTCCATCAGGCACCCTGCGTATATAACTTTGTCTTGGTACGTTGTATAGCTTCATCTCATTTCTCCTTCAATTTACCAACAAACCACATAGCTCCTATCATAGCTAAAGCTCCTCGGAAGAATCCGTTGAAGTGCTCTGATACACCATGTACTAAGACTATCATAATAGAAGCTAACACAATAGCCACACATAATTCAATAATAAACCACATGAATTCTTTCATTTAACCTCCTCCAGTTTCTTTTCAACTACCTTAACACCCTTGTCAATTCCCTCTGACAACTGCTCTTCAAGCTTCTTGTCAACAATCTTATACACTTTATCTAATGTAGCTGCTGTCTTAGGACTGTTAGCAATATCTTGAGCTATAGAGGCTCCTGTCATAATATACATGGTACGCTCTGAAGGAATTAGGACAGCCAACAGAATTGCAATTACAACACTAGTAATCCACTTCTTGATATGCTTGAAAGGATTCTCAGGCTTCTTAGTTTCATCTGCATGAATAATCTTTGCAAACTTTACAACGCCAATCAAGATTATGCTGAATATAGCATACAACGAAATCACGACAGTTAATGAATGAACTACGCTTGCCAAATACACTAATAATACAATACTCATGTTATTCCCCTTTAAAATTAGTAATTAAGCACACATTGCAATAAAATCTGTTTTGTACATCTCTTTAACCTTATCTGCAAATTCCTTGTCACCAAACTGATGTGACCATACAGGATGTCCTATACGCTTCTTTACATCCTCGTGGAAATCTCCGAATTTGCAAGCCATAATACCTGTGTAGCCTGAAATGATGATAGCTTGATCTTTTATGAATTTTTGCATTGTGTTCTCCTTTTGGTTAATGTGTAGTCATTGTGAAGCATTTCAAATCCGCTGTCAAGTATTTTGTTGAGTTATTTCTCTAGGAATTTCAGTTATGTGAAATAAACATATCTCTAATACGTGTTATCAATTGTGGTGATATCTCTTGAGCTGCCTATTGCAATTTCACCATCTTGTTGCTATAATGCACGTTACAAGAGTCGTTGGCTATATACTTTGGGGTTCTTGTGTAGTAATTATAGATGATTACCAAAGGATGTGCAAGTCATCAGCGTGGAAGAACTTCAACATAACACATGCGAAATAACGTGTCAATTATGTTTTAGGGATAGGGACGCTTCACACAACACATACATTTAGTGTTGAATACTATACTCCAGCTTGTCTGGTAGCCCTAGAAATGAGCAGTATGTATAACATGCTCTGTCTGTTGAAGATGTAAGGTTGAGACAACTCATGCTTATCTTCGTAGTGCTATCAATTGAAGAATAGATAGCTTACAGATGAATCTCCTTTAACTCTGCTTATACAGCAGGGCTAGGGGAAGTTTTGTCTGTAAGTGCAAATCATTGAAGATTTATACTGTTAAGTATTACTAATAAGAGTAGATGCATACAATTAGAATAAATAAGAATACAGAGAGCTACAGCCTTAATCGGTTTGTAGCTCTTTTCGTTTATGAAGAAGAAATATGTTGACATACAAAATTAGATGAGATATTATTCTTCCATTCGCTAACAAACACAAGGAGAATTAAATGAAATCTAATGAATTATTAAGTGCTTGCAATACACTGGCTTTGAGTTTATTATTTGATAAGAACACAAGCACCACCTTGCAGGAGAAGATGGTTGAACTTAATATTGAGTTCCGTAAGAATAAGACAGTAGAGGATGTCATTAAAGCTGTTCGTAAGGGTATTAAGCAAGGCATGGGTAGAGTGGAACATGAAATCTCTATGTCTGAATTATATTTAGCGGGAGTATTTAAAATTAAGAAATAAGGAGAAAAATATGAAAATCGTTATTAATAGTTGTTATGGTGGTTTTAGTTTATCAGATGCTGCTTATAAATGGCTTAAAGAAAATGGTAGTAATGGAGACTACAGCTACTATAACAAGAATCGCACAGACCCTATGTTAGTGAAGTGTGTTGAAACTCTCGGCAGCGATACTGCTAGTGGCTCTTGGGCTGAGTTGGAAATCAAAGAGCTTGACATTAGCTGGGAAGTAGATAGCTATGATGGTATGGAATCTGTAACAGGCTCTGTGAGTTGTTATTAAGGAGAACACAATGAAACTACTATACACCCTACTCTTAGCCCTGTTCCTCTCAGCTTGCGGAGGAGGCAATCCTATAGAACAAATTTCTACAGGAAATCGTGATATTATTCAGAAGACTTCTACACCTGTTCCTCCAATTAAAATTGTGACAATAGGCGACTCTGAGACAGCAGGAGCTGTAAGCACTCCAACAGGCTTTGTAAACATTCCAGAGGCTTCCTATCCAGCTAGGTTACAGGGATTGCTAGGTAGCAAGGCTGTTGTAACCAACTTAGGAGTGAACAGTACAAACCTCTTGGAAGTTTATACAGACCAATTCAATATTGCTCGTACAATGTCTCCAGACATTCTTATTGTTTCTACAACATTAAATGATGCTGGTGATAATTTTGACAAGGATTTGTTATATTTAATTTGGAGTTTGTTTAAACGTGACTTGCCTAACACACGTATTATTCTGTTGACTCCGTTGAAGGCTCATGTTAGTATCTCTCCTACGGTGTTGCAGGATTACACTACAAATTTATATAGAGCAAATGCCCTAGGAATTGAGATTTACGATGTAGGAGCACATGACACACCAGATTGGTATTGTGGACATGAGGATTTTCATCCTTGTGAGTATGGGTATAGAGAGATGGCACGTTACGTAGCACAATATTTAAACATTAATTAAGGAGAACAGAATGACAAGTAAATTTAAAGCAGGTGATAAAGTGGTTCGTACAGAACATTACTCTTGGGCTTCTGATAATAATTTTATGCAACAAGGCAAGGAATACATTGTTAATAATGTTTATGTTGGCGGGAACTTGGATTTGATAGGGAGTGATGCAACATATGTAGCCAGTAAATTTAAACTTGTAGAAGAGAAGCCAAAATTCAAGAACATGAAATTCCGTGTCAGCTCTCCAGAGCAGTCTAAAGAGATTCAGGAAGTTTTGCTTTCTATGGGGTATGATTGGGCGGGTAAAGACCAGCAAGTGATGTATCTAGATTCAAAGTGGCTAACTTCTTGGGATGATGGGAGTTTAGGTACCGAGGAACATGCATTCAATCTTAACAAAGGTGAAGAATACACAATCAAAACTACAAAATCCTATGAACTCATTCCTGTGGAAATTCCGAAGGAAGAATTAGTAGAATTAATGGGGCAGAAATATTCTAAGAAGGAATTGGAAGACGCCTTGCGTTCTCTGAAGCCTGTGGAATAGGAATTTTCGATTATTAGGATTTCGATAGGGGATTCTGTAGGAAATTAGCTCAGGATTTTAGGATTTCATTGAACAGGAAAATACACTTTTAATAACATAAATGTGTATCATATAGCTAGTTATGCACTTTATTGCGCTTAATTAGGGATATACTATACATTTATCTGCACGAACATAGGAGGGAATATGGAGAAGGAAGTAAAACTTTATTACAGAGGAAAAGAAGTTATCCGAGAAATCAATGATTGCTATTCTTTATGCGGTGATTGTGTAGCTAACAAAGCAGATGGTAGTTGTGGTATGACTATGTATCCTGCTGGACATGAAGATTACTATTGTACAGATAGTGAAAATGAATATGTATTTAAATATAAGGAGGAAGCAGAATGAAAGTAGTTCAACAAGTAAATGAGAAACCTAAATATATTCCTATTACAATTACGCTGGAGACAGCCGAGGAGTATTTTGAGTTGTTAGGGGCATTGACTGTAGCAAGTAAGCGTGATGTAAATAATACTTTGAGGCTTATTTCTCCCAACGTAGTTATACCAGAACATGTACAACCTAATTTTGTTTTCCTATACAACTCATTGTATAAAATGCTTGATAAAGTAAAGGAGACATTATGAGTATTACAGTGAATCAACTCTTTGCTCCTTGGCAACCTGTAATCCTGCAGATTGGTGCAGAGAATGAATGTGCAATTTTATCTAAGTTATTTAAGATTGCTTCTGAGTTTACAGAAGAGGAAATGCAAGATTTAGTAGAATTATTGGATGACAAGCACTATGGGGACATGCAGACAATGTTTGTTAGGCTGTCCAACAGTTTAAATAATTATGTGACGTAATAACTATAGCCCTGCCATTCCTTAAATGGAAGCAGGGCTTTCTACATCTAGCTTGAAATTACTTGCAGGAATATTCTAGAAAATATTTTTATAAAAAATTTAAAAATAAAATTTAACCTTCGGAGTTATGTAATCATTTCCCCTCCCCATGAATTCCTCGTTTTCAGCCAGCTTTGTCAAGGAAACTTTACATCGGCATATAAGCATATACAAATATAACTATTTACGCATGTACGCAAATAAGCAATTACGTATAAGCATGTAAAGCAAGCTTGACTTTTCTTAGAATTGCGCTAGGAGGTGTTGGACAGCTCAAAACATGCGAGTAAATGCCGTTTATACGTGGATAAAACGCGCTAGAAACGATTTAAATAGCTTGATTGGATACTCACTAGCCAAGATATAGAAAACAGCTCAAATAGGCTTAAAACACGTATTAGAAACTATTGGGCAGGAATCAATTAATAGCGCAATTCTCGAAAGGAGGCGAAACGAGGCATATAGTAGCTTCACGGCAATAAATTGCTTGGATAATAACTATATGTTTGTCATCAATAGGGCGGATGACGGTAGGGAACAACTGGTAATGCTATAACGGACTAAAGAAAGAAAACTTTAGCCCGTATTTGAAATTATCTTATAGAAAGTAAATCCATGATTTCATGTTGTAAGCTTGTGACAATATTATGTGCTATTACGGCTGATTCAAAATTTTCATTAGTTTGAAACATATCGTATGTAGTACGCCAGAATTCTAAATCTACTTTAGCTCTAGATAATTCTTTATTTAATCGGTCTAATTCTGTCATAATTTCGCCTTGTTTGTTATTTGTGCAAATCGCACAATTGAGAATATATACTAGCTAAAATCAGAATGCAAGCTATTCCAACAAAGAAAATTATTTCACATTTATTTTAAGAAATAACTTGACAGATTCTTTTTGTTTCGCTATAGTTCAGTCATCGCAGCAGAACAACGCAGCGAGTTAGCACTAAACAAGGTTTTACGAAACTTTGGACAGAGTAATAGAATAAATGCAGCATGTGGGGAACTGGTAAAAACACGTTAAAATCCCATTTATTTTATTATGATGTTATGTGTTAGAATGTAATACCTTGTTTTATCTTAGAAAGTGTATATGAAAAACCATTTTTCAACACGGCAAGCTGTCATTATTTTGTTTGTCGTTTTCTTTGTTGTTTTGCCTTTAATTAACTATTTGGAATTTTATTTATGAAAACCCCAAAATTATCTACATCACAAATTTGTTCTCAGATTGACTATATTTATTCTAGCGCAAAGCTTTGCAAGTATAACGCGAACTGGATTATTTCAGAATTTAAAAAGTTGCTTAATGAATTAAATAGCCGTTCTAATTGTGGTAGTCGACGTTATCCTGTTTTCATGGCACAATACGCTAAAGGTTATGATGTGGCATTGCATAACCAATTGTGGCGCAATGAATTAGAATTCTGTTATGTTTATCAGGGTGAACTGTATTCAACGCATAAAATCACGTCACAAAAAGACTGCGAGTTAATTATACATAAAGGCATTGAGTTTATGGATAGCTTAGAACGTGGGCACTATTGGAAAAATTCAAGCGTCAAATTTGCGTAATACATTATTTAATCTAAACGAAAGAAAACCTATCATGAAAACCACAGTATCTAAACAACATTTTATTGATGCTTTTTTGACATCAAATTCCTATAGCGATAATTTCAGCTATGACGGTCTAGAAATTCTCTTCGATTACTTGGAAGAAATGGAAAACGGCTGTGAGACGGAATTGGAATTTGATCTAGTTGCAATCGCTTGTGACTACTCAGAATCTCGTGCAGCAGATATCGCTTCAGATTATCGTATAGATATCGATGACAACATGACAGATGACGAAATAGTTGAAACAGTGCGAGATTACTTGCAAGATAATACGCAAGTTTGCGGTGAATACGAAGAGGATGGCATAACTTATTTTGTGTTTTGTTCTTCGTTTTAAGGCTAAGATAATGATACAATTCACAATTCAATATAGTCCTAGTAGTTTAGCTAAGTGGCAAGCTGTAGACAGCTCAGGCAAAGTGTGGAAAAGTCACATTTATAAGCGTGCTATTCAGGAATGGATACGGGCACAATGTGGCACAAGTCCAACGAAACAAAACTAAGCAATATTAATTAATTTACAAGGGGATAAAATGCTATTTAAAAACTATATAGAAGTAGATTGTGAAACATGGGTAGAATTCTTAACAGAGTTTAGAACATACCAAACTGAAGTTATAAACGATGTTTATACAGACATGCAAAGCAAAATTATGCATAATGAAAACCCACGTAATAACGGCTTAGTCGTGGCTTATGTTCGTTATCATAAGGACGGTACAAAACAGTATTTTATTACAGCAGCTTTTACAGCAGAGGGGAATGTATAATGCAAACGAACTTTTCAACAATCAAAATTATTCGTACTAGTACGAATAAGCCCAAGCAAGAAGCAAGCGAGAAGCACGTCAAAACGGCTTACAAGGGCAAGAAATGGGTACGTGGCACAGATAAGCGTTCTATGAATTTTGACAGCTTAAAGGGGGGTTTAAAATGACTTTATACGATATTGATTGTGAGATTGAACGGTTAGAAAATGAGATAGATAATATATGCTTCTCTGAGCATGAGGATTTTCTTTCATACACTGATAAAATGCTTCAGTTGATACAGTTAAAAGAAGAAAGAAACAACAAAGTGAAGTAACGCTTGACAGCATAAAATAGATTCTGTTATAGTGCAGTCATTCTCTTATTTAAAGCTACTAACTTAACAGGGTTTATTATGTCATACGCTATACCATATAAGGGCATTACAAGGTTTTTCGACAGTGAAGAGCAAGCAATAATTTTCTGTAAGCTTGCTATGCTTTCTCAATCAGTTATTATTAAGGCGCAATTGCGATAAGGGGCTATTATGTTTGAGCGTGATATGTTGGACAATATGGAAGCTATTAGTAAGGCGAAAAGACAGTGGGCAGCACATTGCAAGCATGTTGCCATGTGTCAGCGTATGGATAGCATGTAAGAACATCTTTAGGCAGTAGTAGTCTTATAAGCCCCTTGACGGGGCTTTTCTTTATGTGACGTGGCATAGTTGCGAGTAGGCTATAGTGCCATTAGTATACTTATCCACAGATTATCATTAGTTATCCACAGAGTTATCCACAGGCTGAGGGGTTTATTGCAACTTTGACAGTATAGCAACAGAGAACTAGACCAAACGGTCTACAACATACATACAGCCATGTATGTATAACGCATTAACAACTACACAACACATGCACCATTCGAGTGCATAACATAGCGAAATGCTATCTATTACCAGTCGTCATACCTGTTCCCTTTCTATACCCTAACCAAGCTAACTATCTTAGCACGTCACACAATACCGATTGCAAGCCAATAGAAGCACTCACAAGGCACGTTCTATAACTGTCCTATGTCTTACTGTGCTCAATGATTTAAACGTCTCTAATCGCTTCTATTGCGACACCTAAACAGGTATTTGCTTCACTTACAGGGCGATTCGGTACATATTTCAGGGAAGCAAGGACTGTGCCAGCTCACACCTTCACCCCTGTTAAACAACGATTGCGCCTCCCACCATTTTCTAGTATCACTTGATAAAACTCACAAAATATATTTCCAAAAACTGAGAAATACTCTCCTAACAAATAGGTCACTTCTGAAAAATTTTTGGATGAAATTTGACGTTCAAAACACTTTTTGCAGATATTTTCCTGTATAAAATTACAACAAGTGTGTCTTAAAACAACATATAAAATTAAATTTTTAAATTTTAGCGTTTAAGGAACTTTATCAGGGAATATGAATATAGATATTGCAGCCTTTTAATATCGAATAAGGAAGCAACAAATGATGGGATTTAGCCGTGGAAAAGCTCTCGAAACAATAAACTGATAGTTGAGTACCAGAATACTATTTGAGAGCTTTTTAGGTGCGATTTTATAACGAGAAGTTAGTCTGTAATTTCAACTGTGAAGTTATTTAAAGCTTCGATTACTTTAGGATGTATCATTCCTTCATACTTTATTGCGAGTTCTTTAGCAAGAGCTTCCTTGTAAACTTTGTAAGCTTGGAAGGCTTCTTCTGGAGTGTCGTAGAATCCTAGATGTTTACTGCAGCTTCTGCCATCACTTGCAGTTGCTCTGTACATCCCCTTCAATTTGTAGAAGTCTACACCTATTGGATGGCTGCCTCTGTCTCCTTTCCTTTTTGTCAAGAAAGTATTAACTTGCCTTGGAATAAAGAAGCTTGTATCCTCTGAGTAAAGTTTATTTCCTTTGAGCACAACGTCCTTGTCCAATTGATAATCTTTTAACTTAAATCCTATCTGAGACTGACACCACTCTGCGAAATATTGAAAGTTCTTAAAATTATCAGAAGCTTCGCAACCTATATAACTAGGATACCTTACATGGAGTTTCGCAGAGTAACACCTCTCCAGCATATTTTGCCATAAGATGTATTCTTTCGTACGTTTTCTACCGATACTTCTAAGATGTTTCCCTTTTTCAGAAACTCCGACTCCTTGCACTAACCTCTTACCCATTCTTATTCCTCTCCTCAATAATTTGTTTCAACTTCTCCCACACAATAGGGGTATAGTCAATATTTTCCATAGATACACAATAATACCTGTCATCCACTTCTCGACTGCCTTGCATAACATCATTGTATACTCCCACTTCTTTGCTATGTAAGTGACCATGTATGTTCATTTTATACCTAGGAATAACACTAGCAGGATGCAAAGGGATATGACTCATAACGTAGTCATCAAATACTTTCACTCCATGCAACTTCTTGAAGTACACTAAGTATTCCTCAGCTCTCATTGTGTCGTGATTGCCCATTACCAATTCTTTTGTGCCATTCAGTCTAGCAGCTAGTGGCAAAGCACTACGATTGATAACGAAGTCTCCTAGCACAATTACAGTGTCTTTAGGCCGTACAACACTGTTCCAATTAGCTATTAAAGCTTCGTTCATTTCTTCTACATCTGTCCAAGGACGTTCTTTCTCTCCATTAGGACGAAGGAAGTTTACAATCCCTCTGTGTCCTAAGTGCATATCAGCACAAACGAATGTGGTCATCTATTTCTCCTTTGTTTCATATTTATCATGCACTGCAACCGTCTTATCTGCCCATTCATGAGCCTCAATACATCGTTTCTCCATGTGCTCTGGAGTTTGCTTATTTCTAAATTGGTCTAGAAGCCCACTATTGAAGAACTTCAATGCTGTTCTGCGCCCATCTTCACAGTACACCTCAGCTATAATCATACCTGTGCTTGTGATTTCTACTTTCTTGTAGTGTTTCATAACTCTCCTTTAATAATCTGTAATACCATCTTCTTGCACAACTCACTATCACTAATAAATATCTCACTACTATGGCTACAGAATGATACACTAGTGTTTTCAGTTGTCCTCCCATCTAGCCAGAACATACGTGTAATTGTAAACACACAAACCAGATTAACACTACTATTGTACAGCTTCCACACAGTGTCTGCAAGTAATTCTTCTACAACCCAATTGGAAGGATTAGATAGTTCCTTTACAGCATCAATATTTACACTGAAGTCGAACTCTAGTTGTGTTGATTTCTCTCTGACTGTCTCTGTTTGTGGGATGAACCTTGGGTAATGTATACTCATACTAATTCCTCTTAAATTTACTGAAAAGCTTCTTAGCCTTATACAACAACGTCTCCTTGTTACGCTCTGGTGTGATTGTCTCATACAGCCACTTCCCATTTACTTTACGTGTAGCTACTTGTAAAATCATGTTCTCTGTCTTGGACGTGAACACAGCCTTGCGAGCTGTTGTATGGAACATGAAGAGTCCCCCGTCTTTCTTTATGTTGGTCATAAATGGTGTAGCAGAGGAGATTTCAGCTCCTGTGTCACGATCTATGAATCGGTAACGTACATTGTATCTAGTCATCACTTTCCCCTTCTACTACCACTGTAACATAAATCCACAACGATAGCCCAAATAAATTAAGAATTGGGCAAAATACCCAAAACATTCCCCATAAGAATAATCCTACTGGAACATCTAATCCACATCGTAAGTCTTTCTTGAACACATTTAATTGAATGAATAACACTGTGATTGTTGTAACTACATACCAAGCTATAGCCCAAGGATTGTTAAATAATTCTAGCATATCAATCCTCCTCAATTTCCAAAGCTAACGGAGCTAAAATTGTCTCAGCCCATTCTTTACGAGTCATTCCTTGTTCGTAGAATGTTGTGCTAATGTAAGTATGCTCCTCTGCCTTGTCAGAACCATCTGAGAGGTTACTCATGATATTTCGCTTAATAGCCTCTGTTAGTACAATGTAATCATCTTCATTGTACTTTGTATTGCGTAATAATGGGTAGTAATACCACCCTGTAATGTATCCGATACGGTTACACAAGTATTTATACTCTTCATTTACGTTTACAGCTTCCATCAATAAATCTACGTGTTTCTGTGTCATTTGTTTTCTCCTTTAATTTGTTAAGACAAGCGTATGTTATGATAGATTGGAAGAGCTGTCAAGCTTTTTACCATAAAAGAAAGGAGGCTTTCGCCTCCCTCCTGTTACAAACTATTAGCTAAGGCTTGCAACTCTTCCAACGAAGCCTCAGACAACTTCTCATCTTGCTTTTCAGCAATTAATGAAAGAATCTTCTGTTTCTTAGCAGCATTTTCAGCCAACAACTTAGCAGCATCACGTTCTGACACTTTAACATCAATAATGTGCTTCACAATATCAAACTTCTGTTGTGATACAGTGTTGTCATTCACAGATGGTGTTACGAAAGAGATAGTCTCTTCTTTCAGTTGGGAATGCAACTCCTTAGCAATAGCATCCAAGCTTGCAGAACGAGCTGATGTGAGTGGAAGGTTCCACAAGTCTTCTACAGACAATGCACCTACTTGAGAGTTGAAACGATATTGCTTACGTGTTGCCAGTTCAAATAAATTAGACATATAATTCTCCTTAATTAAAATACAATTTTCAATACACGAGTGAAAGAGCCATTAACACGGCACACAACACTATTCTTTTGGGTACTACTAAATCCTACACCAGATAGTTGAGCTTCAGCTATACCTGTCTTAAGCTTACTACCGACCATCTCCAACACTTTACGATGCTTATCAAGCTCTGGAGACAAGAACTCGTTATAGAAGCCACGAGCTACATCTTCATTATTACATCCTTCTAGCATAAAGAAGTAATGTTTGTTCCCAACTTCTTGCTCATCCCAGAAGTTAGGAGACAACATAATGGATTTTACAGGAACAAACTTGTTTGTGTCAACATCCCAGATTGTTTTAGAAGCACTTTCTGGTTTCAAATGATGTTCAATAGTGAAAACACCATTCTTCAAAATAACTTCAGCAACTGTAACCCATTCTTTATCTTTTAATGGTTTATCGTATTCATATTCGTACACAACACCACCAAATTCAATCTCAGCTTTAAAACCTCCTTGCGTTGGGGAGCGGAAACGCCAATTATGAATTTTACAAATATACTTACCTTCAGGCATACGGCTGATATCTGGGAAAGTGATATTCTCTACAGGGACATATCCAGCAGGGGCTTCACTAGTGAAGTCAACATCTTGGACACCTCCAGAACTAGTGTGCTGACGTTTATTCCAACCTACACGTTCATTATTACCATAGTTATCATGAATACCATTCTCAGGAGTATTCTTATTAGCTGGCATAAACACATGTAAATCCATTAATGAGCAATTACGCTTGTCGTAGTTCCAAGTATGGGAGAAACGGAATGCTCCAGAGACACTACCTCCACGAGCCACAACTTGCTTACGTAAATCAGAGTCTGCAAAGTCCCCTGTATAGCTCCACGAGAATTTATTATTCCATTTAAACATATTTGGAGCTGTCACATCAACAGGAGCAATTAAGCTGACAAAGTTATTCTTGTGGGAGTTCTCTAACATCAATTCTACTGACGTTGCAGTAGGAAGTACGTCCTTTAAAAACTTCTCAATGGAGATTTCTTCTACACCAGACATTTCCTTCTGTTTTGTCTTAGCTGTAGGCTTCAAGTCATCCAGAATAGAACCTGTTAATTGTTTCTTCACAGCACGATTGGCAAACAATACATTACTGATAGAAATATCATCTAATGTAGCATATCGACGTTCTAAAGCAGATGTGTATCCAAGAGCTTCAATTGTTTCTTTAGCATTATCAATCATCTTCTGTGTTACAAGAGCTGTAGGGCGTTTGTAGTTAGCTGGAGCTACTTTCTGTTCAAATGATTTAACAGCTTTTTCTAAATCTTCCCCATCAGAGAGGTCTGTAAGCAAGCTACCAATCACTGTGTTACGAATACGACCTGCATGAGCACTACCATCAATATATTGCCATACGAACAGCTCTTTATTCTCAGCTTTATCAAATTCAGCTTTAAGCTTCTTGAATGACACAACATTAGCCTTGTGTTCTTCTCCCCGATATAAGCTATTCTGTGCAATCAGTTCTAACACAGTGTCAATCGCATCAACAGTGATTTCTTTCAAGCCTCGTAGTGTGACATCATAAGCAGCTTTAGCTTCACCTTGCAATGTACCAATTCTATCTTTGTTGAATACAAATTTAGTAGGAAGATTTACATAGAAATGCTCCCATGTTGTAGCGCCAGATACTGTGGCTTCAAAGTTCTTGTCTGTTCCAACATGGTTTTCATAATGCATAAACTTATTGCTGACAGCCTTAGACTTTACAAGAGCTGACAAAGCATCTGCAACAACTTGGTAAGCTGGCTCACTAGGGATAGAGATGTCCCAGATAGAGACAAGCTTGTTATCTACAATGGTGACAACATTCCCCATGTTACGGATGAATTGTTTGCAGCAAGAGCAATCATGCTCTGTACGCTCACGGAATATAGGGTTACTACCTTGTGGGAATGCTTGCAAGTAGGTTTCATTCAGGTCAACACCCTCTACGTTGACAGTGAACAAGCCTGTAGCTTGCATAGCTTGGAATTGTTTTTGTACAGCTTGTTTAAAAGTAATAAAGTTCATATTCTCTCCTTGTGTTGTTTAGAAAATGCGTTTGTGAAGCGCATGTACGAATATTAAATGAAGTTTTATTGTGTGTCAAGCTTTATTTAAGCTAATTCCTTATAATCTTTCCCATCAATTGTAACAGTAACAGGAACCATTCCTTCTGTCCTCAGATACTTCCTGTACATATTCCCCATAATCTCTTGTAGCCAATTCTTATGTGTTGTTTGCACAATAAAGCTATCATGGATGGGGAGCACCACAACATCATCCTCCACTCCAGCAGATATTATCTCTAAAGCTATCTCACTGTCAAGGTTTTGCAGCTTATATGCTAAAGGCTTACTCTGCCACAATATCACTTGTAATGGAAGGAATGAATAGGCTTCCTCAATCTTAGATAGTAACACACTACCACTTCTGATTGTACACTCTCTGTTTTTTAGGTTCAAGTATTGCTGTATTGCTGAACAAGCTATATGTCTCTTAGAATTATTAAGGAGAATATTGAAAGCTCTCTTCACAGCTTCCCTGTTAGCATCTATCATTTGTTCTTCCTGTGTTAGAGGGAGGAGATAGGCATCAACCCCATAAGGCACTTTATCTGTGCATAAGTACATATCAATAAGCATTCTTAAATGCAATGCACTATAATCAATCTCTACAGCAGACACACCATTTATCATGATAGACTGTCTATAGCAACTCTTAATATTCTGTATCTCAGAGCGATAGAGCCTTCCTGTAAAACCTATTTCTTGATTAAAGATACGAGTAAGGCAGCAATTAGCTTCATGCACTATATTGTCCTTGTCAGAGTAGGTTATGTGTTGATCTGCTATGTATTGGTTGTATGTTGTCAAACTATCTCTAGTATATCTTGTAACATCACATTCCTTGTAGTCTACCATATTCTTATCCTTGTCTTTTAAAACAACTCTTTGTGTATCAACAACAATTGTCTTCTTACTATCTATAGCATTACTACCTGTAGAGAACATATTCATTAGGAGGTCTGTAGCAACAAAAGAGCTAGAGATAGCTTCATGGTCGTAATAGCCATAATCCCTAGGAGAGATGTTGTTTACTATGTACCCTTCTTTCTCTAGAAATTCTAATGCTTTAATTATTCCATATACACTCAATTGTTTAGGATTATATTTCTTAGGCAGTACACTCTGACTCTTGCTTCTGGAATAAAATATATTCTTTCCTTTGTTAGCTAGGACATTAACAACAATAACCCCTATCTCTTTCTTCCACTTACAATTCATCCATCTTACTTTACCCACTATAGCTCTAGGTACTTTAACACTAAGAGAGATGAATACACCACTCCTATCTATAATACTATCATCTTCCATAAACACTCCTCCATACTACTTACTTATTGATACCCCTATAAAGGGAAAGAATAATGCTGAAACCCAATACCAGCTTAGGTTTCAAGCCATTTTAGTTAAGTAATTAGCTCTCGCTCCACTCCAGCTTCAACAAATACTTATTCCCTTCAGCCTTCTTATACGAAACCCAAATATCTTCACTTATCAAATAACTAACAACATCATCTAACGTGTATGGTTGTTCACAAGTTATCGTTCTGATAAGTGAACTGTGGAATAAGTTACGGGCACAAGCCACTTCATACAAGAGGTTTGCTACGATTGTTTCTGATTCTGTCATACGTTCTCCTTACGGTTGAATATCAACAAACTTATTACCAGTTGCCGCACCTGTAAACTCTGTGTATGCGATATTACCATCATCTTTAAGAGTTACACTGTACTCATCGTTCAAGCCAAGTTCAGCGTCTCCGAGTCCATCTGCAATGAGTTTATCACATAGTCGCTTTAAGTCATTTATTGTTGCATAATTCATTTCACACTCCCTTCCACAACAGCAAGCACACGGTTTGTATTGACAGCCTTCTTAATACGATTAATCTCCATATCAATATCATCAACAGCCTCTGGAGAGTCATCTAGTAATTTACCTAATGTGCCATCTAGTTTTCGATAGTAGTAATGTACGTTCATTTAGTTCCCTTTCCTACATTTTGGTTGCGAGCACTCACTTTACTCTTTGATAGGGTAAACGGGGTTTCAATAATATTCTTTAAGAACATTCCATCAATATCATCTACACAGTGATTTAATACAACACTGCGTTTGAAATGTGTATCACCTTTGTGAAATTTAAGAAGCTCTTCTGGAATCTTGCTTACAACTTCATTCTTGAAGCTGAATGTACCGTATTTAAAGAACTCTGGCAAATCTTCCCAAGAATTACCAGCTTCATGTAGCATTTGTATCTTTTGTTCACTATTTTTGTGCATGATAGCTTTATGTCCAAATACAGTGTGAGCTGCCATAGAGATAGAGTTCTTTTTAGCGTCAAGCCAGCGCCATTTGAGAACATTCTCTACGTCTTCCAAATCTGGTACATTGAATACACGACAATCGAAGAAAGCTAATATATCTGACTTCTCTGTGATAGTTGTACTAAGTTCTTTGTTAAATTTAGCTGTTGCCATACTTGCAAGTACAGATGAAAGCTTCTGAACCCTGCCTCCGAACAATGTTTGTTGATGTGGTGCAGTGATGTAATAAATCAATGTAATCTCATCACTCTGGGTGTACCCGATCTTGGCATCAGTTTTCTCCACTAAATAATTCATGGTGTCAATCATTACATCTGAAAGACGTTTATCAAATGGACGTGCCAACCCTTTGCAAAACGTGTGAAAAGCCTTGCCATCAAGTCGAACACATATTGGATTCTTTTCATCTAAGTGTTGCTCAGAGTCTTTTTCATAAGCTTTGATAACATCCCCTAATTTGTCGTTCATTGTTTCCTCCTAAGTTGTTTGTCACATCGACAGGCAACACTCTACACAACAAAATTATCCTTGTCAAGATAATTCTCCATAAAATAAAAGCCCTCGCACATTTCTGTGAAAGGGCTTCAACTTCGTTAGAAGTTATTTCTTATTGTTTACAAATAGTGGCAGACAAGCTATCTCTGGTATAACGAGTAATATCACATTCTTTATACCCTACAGTATTCTTACTGTCATCCTTTAACACAACCCTCTGTGTATCAACCACTACTGTCTGTTTACTGTTGATAACATTTCTACCTATAGAGAATAAGTCAATTAGTTTATCTGTTGCTATAAAGCTACTTGACATAGCTTCATGGTCATACCAACCAAAGTCTCTAGGTGCTATGTTATTGATGACATATCCTTCAGCTTCTAAATACTCTAGAGCTTTGATTATCCCCCTGTTTGTTATTCCTTTAGGATTATATTGCTTTGGTAACATAGCTTCTGCTGTATCTCTATTGTAGAATATATTCTTTCCTTTATGAGCTAGTACATTAACGACAATAACACCTATCTCTTGCTTATATCTACAATTCATATACCTTACTTTGCTACTAACTCCTCTAGGTACTTTAACACTGAGAGAGATGAATACACCACTCATGTCTATTACATCTATATCCATATCTAATCTCCTTATCCTATTCAATGACACCCCTTATAGTTCCTTATTAGATACTACCCCTATAATAAGCAGAAATTGCAGTGCAAATGCCTTGAAAGCCTTTACCAGTATAGCTTTCAGCGATATTCTACATAATTTATTTCCAGTGTTTAGGCCGAAACACCCACTCTCCATTGTGCTTGTGAGTTGCCAGTTCAACATGCAGTCCATTAAACTTAGTTCCAAATGTCATTTTACGACCTCTGACACTCCACACAACAATTTCACCCTTCTTAGAAACCAGTGTCATGTGATCGTCTGAGCTACTTACCACTTCCCCTGTGAGTGAGTTCACAACTCTGTATTTGAATCCTGCATTAGTCATATACGCTCCATAAATGTGTTTGTCGAATCGACAGAACGAATATTAAAGGAATCGAAGATAAATGTCAACACAACCCTCTAAGATATTTGAAATCTATTGACAAAACCTCAATAATATGTTATAATAGACATCTTTAAAAAGGAAAAATAAAATGGACTTGCAGACACAATCAGTTTGGGGCTTAAACAACCAAGAAGAAATTGTAGTAAAGTTGGGCACTGGTGGAGACTCTGTTGTTGGAGTCCTTCCTACTAATCAGATACCTGTTGATGCAGATGGTAAACTCGTGCTAAGAATACCAGAACTGGACTCAATAGGTTCTAGCCCTCTCAGTACAGGGTTCTTCGACTATAACGACAGTGCTACAGCCATAACACCTATTAGTGTGTTGGCGAATACATGGACTAAACTAACTAACAATGGTTTGGGAGCATTTACTAACAAGACGTATAAACCCGCTGGTGTGGCTGAAGTATGGAATACTACAACGAATAGGTTCGAGTGGGGAGACTTGGTACTTGGTGACACGTTAGATATTAGGGCTGATATTGATATAATTACATCTGTTCCAAACCAAATAGTTAATTTGGCGGTATTCAATGCAGTGGGAACTGCAGGAGAGTATGAAATTGACCTAATGCCTGAGACAACCTATAAAACTGTGGGTATTAAGAAGATCATTACATATATTGGTATCTATATGGGTGATACCAATACGTTGAACAACCCTTCAGAGATACGGATTAGGAGTGACGCAGCTTGCTCAGTTAAAGTCAATGGGTGGTATGTGAGGTTGTTATTAGTGGGACAGCACTAAAAGAAAAGCCCCTTCCTTGCGGTTGGGGCTTTGTTGTTTACACTTCAGGTGGTGATAAGTAATCAATCATAAGCTGTTTCTAAGTCTTTAAAAGCCCTAGTAGCAGGGTCGTACTGCGGTGTAAGTACTTCCCCATCAACTTTCTTCTTACGTGGCTTAGATGGCTTTTTAAGCGCCTTCTGAGCGGCTTTCTCGAGCTTTTCTACTTGCTCCTTATACCAAGCATTGCGTTGCTCAGAACGTTCCATCCAGCCTTGAGCATCCAACCAGATATTCTTTCCTAGCATCATTTCATCAAACTCTTGATCTGACAAGAATCCTGAATAGATTTCCTTGTAATATTCGTACAAGAACTTCTTGTCAAAATCACTCTTAGCATGGTACTCATTTAAGTTACCAAAACTACCACTAGAACCGTTATGGATCAAGCTGTTAAAGTTACGAGACAGTTCAAAACTATCTGCTTGTAATAATATGTGTGTTCCTGCTGAATGCACTCCTCCAGAGGCTACGATGTGTATTGGACAAGCACATTTCTCCATAGCGTGAATGAACCCACCTGACACATCAACATTTCCACCGCAACTTTGTAAACTGATAACTACTTGATCGCCCTCTTCAGCAGCTTCAAGGGCTTCAATACCCATTGTCACTTGCTCCATGCTAATAACAGGAGCGTGGAAGTTGATCTTGAACACACCTGTTTTATTTGGGGTGTAGGAGACAGTGATTCGATTGTTGTCTTGGTATTCTTCTGAGAAGTTATTGCGAGCTTGTAGCTTGTTGATATTTTCTTTATAATTTGGTTTCATGTGTTCTCCTTAGTACCCTGATTTATCAAACGCAATAATCAAATCTTTACAAGTCTTGCTACGCACAATATGTTCATAGGAATCAAAATCAATACGTGCAACAGATTCTTTTAACCGAGGGTTTTTATCAATGATTTGTGAGAAAATAGCAAGACCGCTCTCTTTATTTAGTGCAGATTGTGCAACGTCCCCGCAAAGAATCATTTTACAGCCTCCTCCACGAGTGATGATAGATTTAATCTCAGAAATTTTACAGTCTTGGACTTCGTCCGCTATAACCCATGTACCTCTTCCATAACTCATCCCTTTGATTGTCTCTAAAGGCTGTAGTTGAATATTACCATCTGCAATTGCTTCATCAACTACATCTTTACCCATGCGTTGATACAACACAGATAACATTGGCATAATCCAGTTCTTCACTTTCATGTCCTTATCACCACCAAAGTAACCAAGACTCTTAGAGTCTGACACAGAGGGTCTAGTAAGTACAATCTTATTACAAACCCCTGTTCGCCATGCGTCTGCAGCCATACAAGTTGCAATAAATGTCTTCGAGGAACCTGCGAAACCTGTTGCGACAATCAAATCATAGTCTTTGATAGCTTTGAAGTATTCGGCTTGCCGTTCGTTCATCGGAACAATTGGTTTACTTTCAATTTCAAGTTTACGCTGCTCCAAGAATTTCTCTTTGATTACAGGTGCAGTTTCAGGGGATTTTTTAGTTTTTTTGCTAATTACGCGAGCCATGTAGATACCTCCACATTAAAGTTAAACTGCCAAGCACTTGATACATACTTGGCTATGCTACAAATTATTTGTTAAAATTACTAAGAACTTGTTTCTCTAACAACTTCTCTAAAGTTGTTCCAGATTCAATTGCCAATTCTGTAAATGCTTTATACACATCTTTAGGAATTCGCACAGTTACTGGAAACAGTGTTTCAGGTTGTTTATATTCCACTCCACTACCAATTAAGTCAAAGTTTTCTGCAAACACTGTGTAGTTGTCTGCCTTTGTCCGAATACTATCTCCTGTGACATCATTAAAATCGCTTCTACTTTTACCAAAATTTCCATTAGTCGTTGTCACTCCACATACCTCCTTCTCTGTTAACTTTGTTGTTTTCAATCTTCAGAATAAGATTCCCATCTTCATCTGTCCATTCTACCAAGATACCACCTTGTTTGCATGACTCTATTACATCATATAAGTCAGCTTCTAGTAATTGTTTATTTTTCTTGCCCATTTGGTTTACGTCCACGAGGTTTTGGAGCTTCTGTTAGCTCTTCTTGTTGTTCTTGTACAGCTCCACGAATTAATACAGCGTTATATTGCTGGTCAATCCAAGGGTATTCAGAAGCTTCCTCTGAGATGACAAAGCCTTCTTTAAATTTAGCTTGCAGCTCTAGTGCAAATTGTCCAACTGAGCTTTCACGGATTGTGATTTTTTCCATTGTGTTTCCTTTATGTTATGTTAGTCTTCTAAATCTTCTTCAAGCATGTGCTCTATGAAGTCGTTTACATCTAAGTATTCCAGTTCTGTGTATTCTTCCAATTTATTCTCCTTAGTTATCCAGAAATTAAACTATAGCATTCAATCAGCCAAATTGCAAGAGTTTCTTTCAGGTAACTATTAGTTGTCATTAACAACTATTTACAGCGAGGGACTTGACAAACTGACAGTTATGGTTTATACTTCACATTATAAGTAAATCAGCAGGAGATATATGAGTGACGTAGATAACAGTGTAGGAGAGATAGTAAGGACAGGAGTTCAGAGTAAGAAGAACTCTATCACTATTCAAAAGCGATTGCTAAATAAGGAAAATAAACCTTCCATGGCTTACTTGGTATCAGTGAGAGATGACCCTACAGCAAGCAGAAAAGATAGGATGGAAGCAGCGAAGTTTCTCATGACTATGCACATGGAGTCTATTAAAGTTGAGTCTGCTGAGAAAGCTCGGAATAAGGAGTTTGCTGCGAAGCATCATGAATTGCTTTTAAGTATTCAACGTAATGGTGGTATTATTGTTGATGATAGTGATGAAGATGATGAAAGTCAACCACTCTTAGATTTTGAGAATATTGCAGAAGTTGACTGATTGTAAAGAATATAGCTTACTTGTAAGAAGGAAAGTGTACTTAATCGGGTTAGACCAGTTTTACTCCTCCCGAAGAACGGACTTCTCGGCAACACCTCCGTCTTTGTATAGTGCTATTTAATATGGTGTGCAGCCACCGTGTATGTCAGATTGAGAAGCAACTCTGACAATAAAGATAAACTTCTCGCCAATGCATCCTTAGCTCAATGGTGGAGCGAGTGCCTTCCAAGCACAAGGTCGAGAGATCGGTACTCTCAGGATGCTCCATTAGAATATTAAAACGACAATCCTCCACTGAGTCTCCTCCGTGTCCTCCTCCTTCACGGTTCTCCTATCAGTGTTGTAGGGTTGTCCTTTTAGTGTTTTAACAGTAGTGGTGAGAGGAGAAGATATGTTCTCCCGAGATAGCAGCAAGGTTAGTGTGGTGTGCTATCATTATGTGTTGACAGGGCTGTGTTATTACGTTACAATTCTGTTTCACTATATTTTAGTAACAACCAAAAGGAGAAAATAATGGAATTTGTAAACTTTCCAACATGTGTAGGTGATGGATGCATACATTGTAAAGGTGTGACTGACAACTTCATTCGTCAGGCTAGAGAGGTTCACGGAGATAAGTATGACTATAGCTTGACTAAGATTAGTTGTGCAGATGTTCAGATTCCTAAGCATGTTTTAGAAGTTATGCTTGCACAGTAATTAGATTTAACAGGGAGGACAATATGAGTTCTCCCTTAGTTGTACGTTGTGAGTTTTATTATGTCAGGGCATTAGAGAGGAAACCCTCACAAGAATCTTTAGTGCTTCTGACATAATAGAGTTTATTAACAGCTTGTGAGGAGCAAAATATGGAAAAGAAAAGAGTACATTCAAATAAGCCGCAAATTAGTGTTGGAGATGTTTTCAAGACGAATTGTTATGGAGATGTGGAAGTAATTGAATACCTTAACGCGAATAAAATCAAGGTGAAGTTCATAGTTGACGGATACCAGAGATACACAACATCTGGTAATTTGCAAAAGGGTAAAGTGAAGAATCCCACTATACCAACTATTGAACATGCAGGAAGAGCATCGAAGAATGTTTGTATTGGTGGAATCTATAAGAACACAAATGGATTGCAATTCAAAGTAGTTGAATACACAGATGCAAAGAATGTTAAAGTGGAGTTTGAGTCTGGTTATATTACAAACTGTTCTCTTCAACGAGTTCGTGACGGAGGAATATCTGATAACTTCTCTCCATCCAGATTTCAAGGGTATTTAGGTACTTTAGTAGGTGTTGAAGTTAAAAACGTGGCAAAGACTAAGGAGCATATTCACTGGTCAAGTATGTTAGCAAGATGTTTCTGTGAGGAATACCAAGATAAGTATCCGACTTATAAAGGTACAACTATCTGTGAAGAGTGGTTAAATTTTACAGTTTTTGCTAAATGGTGTAGAGAACAGCCTGAGTTTTTGTTGGGACATAGAGTTTTTCTGGATAAGGATATTCTAAATAAAGGAAACAAGCACTATAGTCCAAATACATGTACTTTTGTCCCTCACGCTGTTAATACTTTGTTTACTAAAGCGGATGCAAGCAGAGGTAAGTATCCTATAGGGGTGTCTTATTGCACAACTCGAAATACAATAACTGCCTGTGTCCGCATTGATAAGCGAACTAAATACTTGGGCAGGTTTGCAAATGCCACTGATGCATTCTACGCATACAAGAAAGCAAAAGAGGTTTATATTAAAGAACTTGCTGAGAAATTTAAAACAGTTATTTCAAACGAGTGTTACTTAGCAATGTACAGGTATGAGGTTGAAATAACAGATTAGAGGTAAAATGGTTAAAAAAGAAAGAGTAAAGTTCCAGCCGTGTAGTGAAAAACAACGGCTGATTCTCATGGATAACACTACAGATGTCATCCTCATAGGAGGCGGAGCTGGGGGAGGCAAGTCTCGGATTTGTTTAACAAAGAACTTAGATGGCATTAAAGATTCAAAGTTCAGGTGTGTAATCCTTCGGCGCTTTGAGCCAGAGCTTAAAAAACAAGGTGGATTGATTGATGAGTCCAAAAACGTCTATCCGCACTTTACAAAAATACCTTATAAAAGTCAACAAAAATTATGGGAATTTCCATCTGGAGCAACCATAGGATTTTCTGCAATTTCTTGCGATGACGACCTTGGAAGTTGGCAAGGTAGTCAATTAACGCGTAAATAATGCGCCTTTATTTAGAAATAGGTAAAGCAAACTCATTGAATTCAGGGGAAGCGTAGAACACGTTATCCTGATCTAAGCCTAAATACAACTCAGAAATAAAGTATGAGAAGAAAGTGTTAGGAAAGAGCAACGACTATCCTGAAAGGGAGTACACTCAAGTGAGTGGAAGCGGTGAGAATCCTCTATAGAGGATTATGATATAGTCTGATCTGTATAGGGATATACAGCGGCTTGAATAAAGCGGAGTAAGAGTAACGAACTTATTTGAACACTTGATTTTAATTGACGAAGCTGCAGATAAGTGGACTGAGAAACAAGCCTTGTTTTTGCAGTCTCGATTGCGTACAGTTGGCTCTGATATCCACCCACAACTGGTTATGTCCTGCAACCCAGACCCTAATAGTTTCTTATTTGAATGGGTTAAGTTCTGTCTTGATGAAGACACAGGAGTTCCAAAAGAAGGTACTGAGCATCTTATTAGATGGTTCTGTGTAGAGGATAACAAAGCTAAATGGGCTGGTAGTCCAGAAGAGTGCTATGAATTATATGGTGCTCCTAAGAATCTAATTTATGCTCATGGAATGACAGAAGAACAAATGAATACCTTCTCTAAAGAAGAGAAGATGAGGTTATTCATGCCTAAGTCATTTAGGTTTATCCCAACTGGTGTTTTTGACAACCCTTATCTACTTCCCCCGAAGAATACAAGTTACCTAGCTTCCTTATTATCTCAACCTCATGTGAATCAGTTAAAATTTCTTCACGGAAGTTGGACTGCAAGAGAAGAAGGTAGTATGTACTTCGACAGAAAATGGGTGGAGATTGTTGACTTCCCTCCTGTCAATGCTACAGCTAGGGTTAGAGCTTGGGACTTTGCTTCAGAAGAGAAGACAAAAACTAACAATCCCGATTGGACAGCAGGTGTAAAAATGTCTAGGGATAGAAATGGTATTTACTATATCGAAGATGTTGTCCGTATCCAAGCTCGTACTGATAAAGTATTAAAAACTGTTATTGAAACAGCTAAATCTGACGGACTGAACGAATGTGATGTGTGTATTCCAGTTGACCCTGCAGCAGCAGGTAAAACAGCAGCGCACTTCTATCTTAAAGTGTTGGCAGAGAATGGAGTGGCAGCAAAGAAAGCACAATCTTCTGGACACAGTAGCAAACTTACACGTTTCAAACCATTCTGTTCTTTAGCAGAAAGTGGCAGCGTGAAAGTAGTTAGAGGTGAATGGAATGATGCATTCTTTGCAGAACTTGAAGCCTTCTCTGGTGAAAAAGCAATCGAGAGAACTCAAAAGAATGACCAAGTGGATGCTACCTCAGATAGTTTTAACCTTCTAGCAAGACAGTTACAACTGCCTACATTTAGTATTCCTAGCCTCACTAAAGCTTCTCCAGTACCAACAATATAAGCGGAATTATATCATAGTGTCGCATCTTGTCAAAAACTACTTGACTTTGACATAAGACTATGTTATAATTATACGAAATTAATAATAAGCATTACAAGGAGCAATAAATATGCCAGAAGCGACCTCGCCTGATGGCGTTGCAATAGCTCTACAGCCTGACAGTGGGACAACAGTTCCGAGAATTAAGCTTGGCTCGACAGGGTACTCTGTATTAAAAACCTCTAACGGACGCATCTACGAAGAAGCTAATGCCGCCTTTAGAATGCCAGCACGTATTAAAGTTGTAGACGAAATGAGGCTCAGTCCTCCTGTTGCAATAGGAATGAATGCTATCAAGATGCTCATGAATCGTGCAGAAATGTATGTAGAGCCTTTCGATGACACTCCTAAGCACAGAGAACGTGCAAAGTTCTTACATTCTTGTTTGCATGATATGGAAGAAACATTCCAACAAACAATGCAAAACACTTTTCCTGTTCTTGAGTATGGCTTCCACGTATCTGAAAAAGTATATCGTAGACGTTTAAAATCCAATGGGAGTAAATACAATGACGGACTCGTAGGATTAAAATGTCTTGCAACTCGCCCTCAAGCTTCCATTGAAAAGTGGAACTTCTCAGAAGACGGTAGAGAGCTTGTCAGTGTATCACAGTCTATTGCAAACCTCGAAAATAGTTACAGATTCCAAAACCTCACAGATGAAAATGGTTTAATTGTCATTCCTCGTGAAAAGTTTGTTCTCTTCAATGTTGACCCTACAAACGGTAATCCAGAGGGTAACAGTGTCCTAAAAGCAGCGTATTTAGCTTACAAGCAATTAACACTGCTTACAGATAACATGATGACTGGCGTTGCCAAAGATACACAGGGACTTCCTGTTATTGGTATCCCCCCTCAGTATATGTCTGCAGACGCTAGTGACGATCAAAAAGCGGTCTATCAGATGTTCATGAAGATTGTTGACGATTTAGCGAGTGGTACTCAGCGTGGTATTGTTATGCCAAAGTCTTACGACATGGACTCTAAAGGTGAAATGTTCACTGTGGAATTGTTAGAGTCTAAAGGTGGCAAGGCTTACAACGTGTTAGAGATTATAAAGACACTTCAAGCTAACATTCTTTCAGTGCTCTCGTGTGATGCTGTCAAGATGGGTAGTGATACTTCTGGTTCACTTTCTCTTGAGGATGGGGATACAAATCTTTTAGCGATGGCTGTTAGTTATCGTTTGATGGAGATTGCAAATGCTTTGAACAAAGATTTAGTTACTCAACTATGGAGCTTGAATGGTTGGGAAACTGCTGAAATGCCAGAGATTAAGTTCAAAGACGTATCAAATGTCTCACAAGAAACTTTCAGTAAGTTTATACAACGTGTGGCTTCAACAGGTTTGCTAGAACTTGATCGTGGTGTCATGAACCGTGTACGAGAAGTCGGTGGATTTGATTTACTTCCACATGACCTTCCAATTCAAGAAGATATGTTGTCAACAACTATGGCTGGAAAAGCTTCTAGCGCATCCGAGGGTATGGAAGTTGGGGTTGGCAACACTATTGAGGGTGGAACATCTAAAGGTGGCGGTAAGAAGACTGACAATTCTGCGAAAAATAACGATAACAAGGGGTGATGAATGGCATTTGTTTACTGGATTCATTTACCAGAACATACTGACGTTACAAAAGACGGATATGTGGGCTTCACTAGTAAGACTGTTGAATCAAGATTTAAGCAACACAGAGATGACTCTATCAGAGAGAAGTACAAGAATCTACCGATATACAATGCTATGAATAAGTATGGAAATTTGTTAGTAGTGGAGACTCTGGTAGAGGGGTCTAATGAGTATTGTCTCATGATTGAAAACAAGTTACGTCCTGAAGTCAAGATTGGTTGGAATATAAAAATCGGTGGTGATTTTGGTTCACTAGGGGTAAAAGCAAGTGAAGAGACTAAGTTGAAGATGTCTGAAACTCGCAGAGGAGAGTCTAACGGCTTTTACGGCAAAGAACACTCTGAGGAAACAAAGCAAAAACTACGAGAAATTAATTTAGGTAAGAAGGCTTCTGAAGAAACCAAAAATAAATTGTCTGCAATGAGGAAGGGTAAGAAAAGGAATTTAAGCCCTGAGCAGCGAAAGAAGATGAGTGACAGGTCTAAGGCTCAAGTTATGTCAGAATCTGCAAAACTCAAGATGTCTATTAGTAAGACAGGTATTTATGTAGCTTGGAGGAGTTGTGCAGCTACAGATATATGGCTGTGTGCAAAAGATGTTTATGAGTATTTAGAAGAGAACCCTTCTAACGGTAGACATAAGACAGCACATCATTTCAAAGTAACTCCTAATCAAATTAAAACTATACACAAGAAAATACGATCAGGTTGGAACCCAAACGAAGATCAAGAATACCTTTCTTGGTTAGAAGAAAAGAAAGGATAATATGGCACATTCACTTATGCGTCTCACTGGAGAACTCTACGGAACTCCTCATTTAATTAGTTTAGAAGGTTTTAAGACAATTACAAATTACTTAGACATTCGCAATACAAACCTAGCTTCATTTCCACAAGAGATGACACAACCAAAGCAAGAGAAACATTTTGACGTATCTGCTGGTATCGCTGTTATTCCTATTTACGGAACTACGACTTATCGAGAAACAGCTATCACAGCAATGTGTGGATTAGCTTCTTACGAAGGTATCCTCAACAAAGCCTCTGAAGCAATCGAAGCTGGTGTTAAAACCATTGTGTTAGACTTGGATTCAGGTGGTGGTTCCGCACAAGGGTGTTTCTCTTCTGCTAACGAACTCCGTAAGATGTGCGATGATAACGGTGTTTCTCTGATTGGTTTTGTTGACGGTAGCTGTTGTTCAGCAGCGTATGCTCTTGGTTGTGTGTGTGATGAATTAGTGGCAGACCCTCACGCTTCTGTCGGTTCCATTGGTGTTTTGATCGGACTCACTGACTCCTCTGAGAAAGATAAGATGGAAGGTGTGTCTACCATCTATATTACAGATGGTAAAAACAAGGTTCCTTTTGATAAAAATGGAAAATTCAAATCTGAGTTCATTGACGACTTACAGAAGAAAGTTTCTTACTTAGGTGATGAATTTAGGAAGCATGTGAATTTTCACACCTCCATTCCAGTAGAAAACTTAAAGAACACTCAAGCTAAAGTATTCATGGCTAATGAGGCACTAGAGCTTGGTTTAATTACAAGCATCATGCCTAAATCAGATTTCATATCCTACGTTGTAAAAGGAAAGACAAATGCTAAATAAATTTAAACAGTTTCTATCAGGTAACACTGATATCACCACTGCGCAAGCAGACATTGAAAAGGAAGTCGTTAATATGACTACAGCAACAGAGCAGCCAATGGCGGCTGAAAACAACTCCGCAGATTTGGCAGCACAGCTTGCTTCCTCTTTATCTGCTTTAACCGAATTGCAAGCTTCTTTTGCAGAACTCTCCAGCAAGTTTGAAGCAGCGCAAGCAGCTTTGACAGTTGTAGAAAATGAAAAGAAAGAGATGGTTACTAAAGCTGCAGAAGCACGTTTAGTATCTCGTAAAGAATCCTTGGAAGCAACAGTAGGTACTATTAAAGCGGCTGAACTGTTGACTACATTGGAAGTGTTGGATGACACAGCGTTTGCTGCTGTTGTATCAACTATGAAGGTCAATCTCGATGCAGAAGCAAAGAGTGAAGCTTTCACTGAAGCAGGTGTAGCAGCAGAGGCAAATACAGATGTACAAGTAGCACACTTCAAAGATTATATTAATAAAGGAAACAAGTAATGACTAAATTAGCGACTCAAGGTAAAAAACTCTCAGGTGTATTGGCATTTGAAGATATGCCAGAACACGGTTTTTGCCGTAAGACAGTAACAGTGACTATTCAAGCTAACATGGACATCGGTGCAGTATTGCATTTGTCTGGCGGTAAGTATGTCTGGATGCAACAGTCCACTCACGCTGCAGCCACTGACGTATGTGTGTTGATTGACCACATGAAAGACATTCCAAGTTTGGCAGCAGGCGACCACTCTTTAGCAGTGTTGTATCGTGGTAGTGCTGGTGTAGTAGATACTGGTTTGTTGTACAAGGATGCTTTGTCAGGTGCTGAGAAATTGGTAGTGCAAGGTAAGTTGGAAACAAAAGGTATTGTAACACGTACCGCTGTTTAATAATTAAAAGAATAAGGAATAAATAAATGAACATTCGTGATTACTTCAATAACTTTAAGAATGCCGACTTCGTAGACGGTATCACCAACACACCTTTACAATACGGCTATATCAATAGCCAAAACATGTTCAATGTTAAAGGTACTAACCAAACAGCTATCATCTTTGATAAAGATGCTACTACTACAACTTTGTTGCCACAAGTAAATCGTGGTGATAAGTCTGCTACAGAGAACAAAGAGCGCACTGCTGAAACATTCGCTTTGAAATTGGCATACTTCAAACACGCTGACCGTTTGACAGGTGAAGACATTCAATCTTGGCGTAAAGTTGGCTCTACAGATAGCCAAACATTAGCTGCTGCTACTGCTGACAAGTTGACAGATATGCGTCGTACTTGGGATCAAACCAACGAATACTTGAAATTGCAAGCAATCAAAGGTATTGCTAAGACTCCAGACGGTGCTGTATTGGCAAACATGTTTACAGAGTTTGGTATCACTCAAACTTCTGTAGACTTCTTGTTGGGAACTTCCACTACTAACGTAGACCAAAAGATTCGTCAATTGAAGACAGCAATCTCTAAGAACTTGCAAAACGGTGGTGCTATCTCTGGTATTGATGTCTTGGTTGACCCATTGTTCTTCGACAAGTTGATTTCTCATGCAAACATGAAGACAGCTTATCAATCTTATGTAAACTCTGGTAAACAATTGTTGCGTGATGATTTGTCCAGCTACATGAAGTGGGGCATCATGGATAGTTTCAACTTCCGTGGTGTGAACTTCATCTCTTACGATGCAACATTCAACTTACCAAACAGCACTACTGAAGACGCTTTCGCAGCTTCATCTGGTACAGCATACGCAACAGGCTCAAAAGATTTGTTCCGTGGCTATAATGGTCCTTCTAACAAGCTTTCTGCAGCTAACGAAGTTGGTCAAGAAGTTTATATGAATACATATGTTGACAGCCGAGACGAATTTGTAGAATTTGAAATGGAAGCAGCTCCGTTGTACTTCTGTACACGTCCTGCAAGCTTGATTGCTGTTACTTCAAGCAACTAATTAACATAGTCTGTTAATAAAATACCTTCTCAGAAATGGGAGGGTATTTCAGTTAGTAGATTTCTTTAAAGGATATAGAATGGCAATTATCGACCCAACCACAACTGTAGGAAAACTTAGATTGCGAGTTGGCGACACATCAGACCTGCCAATTCTTTCTGATTCAGTCTATGAGCAAACTTATATAGACAGTGGCAACAGCTTAAATAGAGCATCTGCAACGTGCGCGCAATATATTCTAGCCTTACTTTCGCAGAACACGCACTCCAAGCTGGTACAAATTGAGGTGTGGGGAGGGGAAGCTTTTACTAACTATTTAGCTTTCTTGACCAAGGTAGTTCTAAACCCTCAGCTATCACAAACTTGTCCTATCCCGTACTCTGCAAGTAATGATAACGTGCATCCATTAATAGAGTTCACAGATGATTGGTATGGTAATTTCCATGCTGGTACGCAGAGTGAAGAGCTTGCTCAAGATAGTGTTAACGGTGGATATAAAGTATGAGAATAAACCTAAATCAATTTCACAATGTTGTGCGAGACATGTTAGGAGCATTTCAAGGCGTGGGAACTCTTAATGTGTTCTCAGATGGAGCATACGTAGATGGTGAGGTTGTTAGCACAAAAACTACATATACAGTTGAGCAAGGAATGTTTGAGTTCCCTCAAAGTAATAGTGGTGACAAAAGTAAATTTGGTACACTGATATTAGCTGGTGACAAATATTGTCTCATGCGCCCTGTAAACCAAACTGACCCTGACGCTACACCTCCTGTAATTAAAGCTAACAGGGACACAATAACAATAGATAATGTAGAGTGGAAAATCTTTGCATTAAAGACAGTCAATCCTAGTGGTGTAAATGGGAATGATTTTTTATTTGAATTTCATCTTAGGAAATAGACATGGCTTTACAATATTCAGTTACAGTAAACAATGCGCGTCTTGACGCAATTGAAGCAACAATTGGAACATCTCCAAAATTACGTGGTTACACTGGCTCTATGCCAGCTAATTGTGCAGCAGCAGCCACAGGAACATTACTCTTTGAAATGGCGCTCCCTTCCGATTGGATGGCAGCAGCTTCAGCAGGTGTGAAAGCTAAATCTGGTACGTGGACGGACACAGCAGACGCTACTGGAGTCGTAGGATATTGTCGCATTGTTGACACAGCGGGAACTGTCACAGGGTTACAAGGTGATGCTGGTATGGGTAGCGGTACTTTCAATTTTGACAATACATCAGTTGCCACAGGACAATCAGTGACCATAAATACATTCCAGCTCACAGCTGCTAATACTTAATCATGTCAGCTAAAGGCACTATAGAGATAGATTTCTCAACAGGCTCCAACGAAGCTTCAGTAGCTGTCACAGGTCAAACTGCGATTACATCTTCCAACGCAGCAGAAGCTTGGATTATGCGGGAAGCCTCTACAGAACATACAGCAAACGATCATGCATATGCAGCCTTGTTCATGGCGCTTACATGCAACACTCCTACAGATGGTGTAGGTTTTACAATATATGCTACAACCACTGAGAAGCTTTCTGGAAAGTTTTCTCTTCGGTGGGTGTGGGCTTAATAAGGAAACAGCATGAGCTTAGATAGTAAAATTTATGGTAGTACAAGTAATAATGGAGTAGAAGCAGACGCAGGGGGTCATCTAAAAACTACTACGTCGCTTGACCCTCAATATATGGGTGGTGCAAGACAGTTTAATGAAAATGACACTGGAAGTATCACAGGAAATCCTTGGCTCTACTCATCTGAAGTAGACACTGATTTCAGGCTGCGTGTGTCTCAAGATATTATTTTAGATGAAGAAGTATTTAACTACACAGCTCAGAACACTGGTAAACACTCTCACGCAGTTACTACAATGGCAAGCACATGGACTGCGGGACAGTTCACCACAAACTCTGCCAATATTACCACAACAACTACAGGTGTGCAGTTACTGACGTATGCCACATTTCCTAATACGGGGACGCAGACGCTAAGTGCTGACATGATTGTTGGATTTAGTGCTCAACCTAATGCAAACACATTCGTAGAGTTTGGATTCATGCAATCCTCATCTGCCACAACAGCACCTACGGATGGTTGTTTCTTTAGGCTGAATTCAGCAGGTTTGCAAGGTGTCTTATCCAATAGTGGTACAGAGACTTCTACAGGGGTGTTCCCCTTATCTGGTGGCTCTGGTACATGGGCTTACACAAATAACAAGAAGTATCAGTTCATCTGCTACCTTGGAGGTGTTGCGGCTTATTTTTGGGTGAATGATGGTGTTTCTACTCAATTACTAGGGAGTATACCATTACCTACAGGACAGCATAGACTTGTTATGGCTACGGGTGTGCAAGTAGGATTCAAACACCGCATTACAGGTGGTGCTGCAGGTGGTGTATTTCAGGCACAATTAGGCTCTTACAATGTCCGTCTTGGTGGTTCCAATGTATCTACTGTCCCAAGTACACAAGGTAATCGTATTTACGGAAGTTACCAAGGACAATCTGGCGGGACAATGGGTTCTTTGGCAAACTACGCCAATAGTACCAACCCTACAGCAGCAGTCCCAACTAATACCACAGCAGCATTAGGTAGTGGTTTAGGGGGACAATTTTGGGAAACAGTTTCTCTAGCTGCTAACACTGATGGTATTATTTGTTCATACCAAGTCCCTGCTGTATCTCTGAACGGTACATCACGTAGGTTAGTTGTCCGTGGGTTGTACTTGAATAGCTATGTACAGACAGTGGTTGTGGGTGCTCCTTATGTTGCTCAATACTCATTAGCTTGGGGGCATACAGCCGTGTCTCTTGCGACAGCAGAATCAGCTACAGCAAAAGCTCCAAGACGTATATCTTTACCGTTTACACAACTTGTAACAGCAAACCAAGCAGTGAGCACGTTAGTACAGCAACCATCAACATTTTGTGATTTAGGAGATGCCCCTATTTTCGTTAACGCTGGTGAATTTATCCAATTAGTGACAAAACACGTAGGGACTGCTGGTACGACTGGAACGATTGCCCACAATGTAACATTCGTCTACGGATGGGAGTAATTTCTTAGGAGCTTTAGATGTCATTACTGTTAGCTCTCCTAGAAAGTGGTAGTACAGGAATAAATGGGTCTGTATCGGTTGTAGAATCGTCAGACTCATTATCCAGTGATGTGTTAGTAGCTGTTTCAGCAAATACAACTACATCAGAACAATCTGACACCATTAGCTCACAAGCAACTTCAACTCTGTCTAGTGTCGTTGTTGTAATAGAACAGTCTGATAACTTAATATCCCTAGTTGGTATTGGTGTTACAGGGAGCAGTGCAACCACAGAACAATCTGACAGTTGCGTATCCACTTGTGGTGTTGCTATAGTTGGTAGCTCTGTGCATACAGAAAGTGCTGACACCCTATCAAGTGGCTCAAGCATCACTGTATCGTGTAACACTGTAGAAACAGAGATTGCAGATACTTTAGATTCATACGCTTCTGTGGGTGTGCTCGGTGTAACAGCCAATCTTTCTTACACAGAATTAGCAGATACATCTACATCTTTAAGCAGTGTCAGTGTCGTGTCAAACGCTGTTGTAACGGAGCTTTCAGACAATATTAGTTCTAGTGTTGGTGTGCAGATTAGGTCAAATACTTCGTACAGTGAAGCTGCTGACAGTCTTGCCTCAACAGGTGTTGTACATGTAAGACCAAGTGTTAGTGTCACTGAATCTCAGGATGTTCTGGCAAGTGCTTCAAGCGTCAGTATCTCGGCATTTTCTACATCTAATGAGGTTGGTGACAGCTTAGTTTCCTCTATAGGCAACTTAATTACATGTACATCAGCTAACACAGAACAATCAGACTCACTGACAGCAACTGCAGGTCACACTCCTATTTCTTGCTCTCTGTCAGTAGTTGAACAAGCAGATGTCTCGTTAATAGTAGGAACAGTCAAAGTAGTTGCTGTATTCTCATCTACTGAACAAAGTGATAATCTAGCCTCACTCGCAGCATTAGTGGTAGCTTCAAACTCTGACATCTACGAAGTTGCAGATAGCGGTGAAGCTACAGTTGTAACAGGGATTCAATGTAATGTCACAGCTACAGAATTTGATGACATATTGATTAGTAGTGTGGAAGTTGCCACTCCTATTTCTTATTTATTAGATGCTCTAAGAAAACAAGTTGTCAAACGTGAACACCGATTCTACTTAGTCGAAGAGCAGGACAGATGTTTTGTTAATAAGAAACGTCTCAAAACGATTGATATAGAAGATGAAGATAGGTTTAGAATTATAGCTTATAAAAATAGAAAAGTGAAGGTAGGATGATGGCTAGTAAAGTAGAGAAAGAATTTGAACATGCACCCCTTGCCAAGCTTGACTATGGCTTTGATTGGACGTTGTGGCTTGATAGCGCGGAAACCATAACTTCAAGCAGTTGGGAAGCTCCTGTAGACCTCATAAAAAGTAATGAGCAGAATCTAGCAGGAGTGACCTCATTGTTTGTAGAAGGAGGTGTTGTCAATACAAGGTACGAGATTATCAATTCAATTACAACCTCTAGTGGACGTAAAGATTCTCGGACAATCACACTATTTTGCAAGCAGCGGTAGTCAGCTATTGACTTTTAGCCACTATCATAGTATAATCATAGGACAAACAAATGGGAAGCTTTGCAGACAGCATTAAAGCGAACATCAAAGAGCTTCAACAAGAAGTTAATGATAGGATTACAAACGAAGCTATTAAAACGTTTAGAAGCGTTGTTTCTTACTCCCCTTCTCAAGACTTCAATGGCTCTGAATGGGCTACAGGTTGGGTTATCAATCAATGGTATCCTAGTGTCGGTAGTCCTTCTTCTTCATTAACAGATGGTAGAGATCAAGCAGGTATCAACAGTGGAGATCGAATAGCCCAGTTAATAGGAAGTAAAAACTTCATAGCAAAAGATAATTCCTTGTGGCTTACAAACAATGTACCTTATGTGTATCAAGTTGAGGCTACTGGTTGGGTGAAGACAAAACCTTATGCAATGGTTGATAAAGCCTTGACAGATGCTAAGACAAGAATAGGCTAAACATGACACAAAGAACAATACGCTTAGAAGTAGAAGCTAAAGTGAAAGCTTGGGCAGCAGCTCAATCTCCCGCAATTCCAATTGCTTATGAGAATGTAGCATTCACAAAACCAGATACAACATTCATTGAACTATACATCATTCCAGCTACAACTGTCAATCAAACAGTGAGTGCAGCAAGAAAAACTTTGACAGGATTGATACAGTTTAACATATATACAAAAGAAGGTGGCGGTACAAAGAAGTCTGAAGAACTTGCACAAGCTCTCATAGACCTCTTCCCTGTGGTTCCTAAAACTGGCACTGGCACTGTCAGTATAGAACAGACAGGTAGTATTATGAACACACTCTATGAAGCTCAGTGGCTCGTAACACCTGTACGATTTAGATACAGACAAGAAAATTATTAGCAGCAAAATTTGCCCCTCAAGGGCTTTATCTAGCCGTAAGGCAAATTTAATAAAGGAAATAAAATGGCAGCATTAACAAGCACAGTGTTACAAAGTGCAACAGGTGTGGCAACAGCTACTGTCAATACGGCATCTGCTTCTGACACTTTAACATACGTTGCAGGTAGTGGTCAACTAGTTGAGATGGATAACACCACAGGTGGTAGCTTGACTTTGAACATCAAAGGTTCTTTACCTTCTACAACATACCCTGTAAGTGGCACATCCACAACTATCGACTTGTCAGCAGGTTTCAGTGTGACAATCGCAGCAGGTGCTAAGAAAATTATCAATTTGGATAAGATTAAAGCTTATTTAACAGGTACAGGCGTTGTTACCCTTTCAGGCGCAGCAACATTAAAAATCACAGTATACGCTTAATATAATTAAAAGGAAACAACATGTCTGAAATTCATAGCGCAGCAGGTACGAAGCTCTCTATCGCAACAATCGGTGGTGAGCCAGTAACAATTAACCAAGCAGGTTTTGAATCTAAAACCTATGTAGAAGTTGGTGAAATTACAAACATCGGTGACTTTGGTGCAACAGTGAACGTTATCAATCACTCTCCATTATCCAATCGTGTTATCAAGAAATTCAAAGGTTCTATTAACAACGGTTCAGGTTCTTATGAGTTTGCTTCTAAAGCTTCCGATGCAGGTCAAATCTTGGTAAAAGCAGCTTCTGTATCTGACTTGGCATATGCCGTTAAAGTAGAAGAACAAGATGGTGCTATCACTTACTTCATGTGCTTGTTCACATCTTTCGTTAAGAAAATCGGTACTATTGATAACGTTGTAGCGGGTAGTGCAAACTATGAGATTACTTCTGCTATCGTAGAAATCCCTGTTTAATAATTAGCAACAAGAAGGGGAACACAGATTCCCCTCTTAATAACATAAACTAAATTCTCTCAAACTATAAAGGAAATACAAATGAAATTATCTAGCTTAAAAGCAAAAACCTCTGCTGTTCCTGTTGTCGTCTTGCACCCTTCTATTGGTGAATTAGTAGACAAAGGTAATAAAGTTACCCTGCACATCTTCGGTAAAGCATCTAAGCAATACCGTGATTACACAGAAGCTCAAACAGACAGCTTCATTGCAAAACAACAAGCCAAAGTTAAATCGAAAACAACTGGTAAACAATTGTTGGCAGATCGTGTGAAGTTTATTGCAGCTATGACATCTAAGATTGAACATCTTGAAGCAGATGATGGTAGTAAGTATGACAACACAGCAGCTCTTGAAGAGTTGTATGCAAATCCAGAATACCACTGGTTGTTAGAATTCGCTGAAGCAGCTTTGGAAGATAATGCAAATTTCTTCTAACCCTGTCTGAAGAGCTTCTACTTTTTGCAAGACAATTAGGATGGTATCACAGCGTACCAGAGAAAGAAAAGAAGACTAGAGCTGCAAAATTATTAGAACAAGAATCAGGACTAGAACTCTCTTTGCCACAATGCACAGCCGAGTTTCTAGTCCTTTTGTTTTATGAGCTTGGGCTTTGTGGACAGGGTGCAAATGGGGCTACGACAATAACGTGGCAAGAAATACAATCTTGGAACGAAATAGCAGATAAAAGGCTCACCCCTTGGGAAGCTAACATGTTACATGAAATGAGTGGTGCATATGTGGCAGAAGTTCATGCTGCTACAGAGTTAGGAAGACCAGCTCCATATTCAGAAACAGATATGACTGTTGAACGTAGGAAATCAGTAGCAAGTAAATTCAGGGCTTCAATTGAAGCTGCAAAACAAAGTAGATAGGAAATATTTATGGCAATGACAACAAGCCAACTCTCAATAGTAGTTAAGTCTCAAGGTGTAGAGAAAGCAGCAGATGATTTAGTAAAGCTTGCTAAAGCAGCCTCGTCTGTAGATGCAGAGACGAAGGCTTTTGTTATTGCACAGCAAAAGTTGGATGCAGCTAATACAAAGACTTCTAAATCCTCAGAGCTATTAGAAGTTAGAATCTCTCGCCAGAAGCAAGCAATGGAGGCAGCTAATATACGTGCAGAACGTCTAGCTGCTGCTTCTGCAAACCTAGCAGCAAAACAAGAAACGGCAGCTAGTAGTAAGCTTGCTAAAGAGTTAGAAAGACAAGAGCAAGCTTCTATGAGAGCTGCTGCTGCGATGGAAAACCAAGAACGTCAAATGGTTAAGCAGCACATGCAAGCATTGAAGATGAATGATGCATATGACAAACATGCTAAAGGTTTAGATGAAGTAACTAGACGTGGTAACGTTTATATCAATACCTTACGTTCTATGGCTACAGCAGCTTTAGCTTATGTTGGTGTAAACTTCTTCACAGATGTAGTTAAGCAAGCAGATGCTTGGAGTATGATGCAATCTAAACTGTCTCTAGCTGTTGGGGGAATGGAAGCAGCTAAGAGAGCACAAACCGATTTGTACGAGATATCTCAAAGACTTAGAGTACCTATCGAAGACACTACTAAATTATTTACCCGTATGTCAGTTCCTTTGCAAAAGATGGGTAAAGGTATTATTGATACAAAAGAAGTAGTAACTTCCTTCAGTACAGCTTTAAAATTAGCGGGTGCAACTGGTCAAGAAGCTTCTAGTGCTATGTTGCAGTTCTCTCAATCATTAAACGCAGGCAGATTGAATGGCGGTGAATTTAACTCAATCGCAGAGGCATCACCTAACGTGTTGAGAGCTATCGAGGTTGAACTTGTGAGGGTTGGCAGAGGGGCAGAACTTTCTTCTCGTGGTTTGAAGAAAATGGCTGCTGACGGGAAGCTTAGTACAGATGTCTTAGTTGAGGCATTGCAACGTGCAGCTCCTAAATGGAATAAAGAATTTGAAACTCTTCCACTCACTGTTGATGGTGCAATGACAAGAATTAAAAATGCTTGGCAGAAGGCTATAGGGGAAGTTGGGCAGGATACTAAGTTCAATGAGAAAATGGCAGAGTCTCTTAAGAAATTAGAAGATATGTTGCCAAACATTGCAAGACTGATTGGGAATACATTTACATTCTTAATAAATAATGGAGATAAGCTTTTAGCTATCTTTACAGGTTTGGGTATTGTCATCACAGGGCTTAAGATAGGCACAATGGTTACTGCTATGCAAGCAGCAGCTATGGCTATTAATGCCACTACGGGAGCTGCTGCAGGTCTTCGTGGTGCTTTGTTGGCAATCGGCATTACTCCAGTAGGATTGGCTGTGACAGCGTTAGGTGTCGCTTTAGGTGCTTTGTATTTAACGATGGGTAAGTTTGCAGAAAGTTCTAGTAATGCTGAGAAAGAAAGTAAGAAACTGGCAGACGCTTCTGCAAAATTAAGTAAAGAATCAGATAACGAGAACTACTACCTAGCAAAACAAATCTCTTTGTTAGACAGGGCAGCTCTATCTCAGGAAGAATTAAATAGGTTAAAATTAGAGGGACTTGCTACGGGGAGTCAATCTAGAATTTCAGCAGCAGCAGATATTTTGCAAAAAGCTGAGATAGATTTTATGAAAGCGAAGAAATCTTGGGACGAAGTAAAAGGTAACAAGAGTATTGGTGATTCTGGTAAATTCAGAGAGTTTAAAGCTGCTGAAGAAGCAATGAAAAGTGCTCAAGAAGCTTTTGGCAAATTACAAACTTCCGAAGCCCAAATTACTGAGAAAAAATTGAAGGAGCAGAATTTGCTTCAAAAGAAATCTCGTGAAGAGTATGAGGCAGAGATTAAACGTGGAGCTTTAACAGAGAGACAACTTCTGGAGGCTAAATATCTAGAAGAAGTTAAATCCACTGAGGAAAAACATTCGAAACTGCAAAACTCTGAATCGTCACACCAATTAGCTTTAGCGACAATTAAACGCAAATATTTAGAAGACTTAGAGAAGTTAGATAAAGCAAGTTCTCCTGATAAGTACAAAGCGTTAAGAGAGTCTACAATTGCTTATGCTAATACCTTAGAAGAGTTAAGACAGAAGTATGTTGAGTTAGAAAAGTTTGGTGTAGATGATAAGCGTACTCAATCTGAAAAAGAAAGAACTAAACTACAACTAGAATACGCTCAAGCAACTGACAAGGTAGTTAAAGCTGAAAAAGCAAAGCAACTTGCTGTAGCTAGTCAAAAGGTTGTTTTAGAAGATGCAATAATTCTTGAAGCCAAACGTCAGAAAGACTACCAAGATACTCTAGAATCTTTGACAAAAGAAGCTGAAGCCTTAACGAAATCAGCAGAACAACAAGAGATGCTATCTGAGGCTTATGGTAAATCTGAAGGAGAGCTGTTAAAATTACGTGCAGAGAAAGAAGAGAACAAACTCACGGACATGGCTCAAAGAGGATTGAATGACGAACTTCTTGCACAACAACAAAAAATTGTAGATGCCTTACAAAGAGAAGCAAAAGCAAGAGATGAGTTAGGTGTTAAGAAAGACTCTAAAGAGCTTGCGGATAAGTATGAAGCAGACTACCAAGCAGCTAATAAGAAAATTGCAGATGGGTTGTATAACGCAATTGGAAAAGGTGGTGAGAGTGCTATTAAGAAGCTGATTCAGGACATCAAATCTTGGTTTGCTAGACTTGTATTAAGCCCTATCATCAATCCTATTTCACAGTTAGGTGCTAGTATTATTTCTCCTAATGCAGCAAGTGCTCAAGGTGGTGTAACGAACGTAATGGAGCTTGGAAGCACAATCTATAAATCTATTACAACTGGATTTAGTGCAATGCAGACATCTCTTGCTACTACAGTAGGGGAGATTGGTGCTTCGATGGGTAGTGAGTTTATGCTGTCTGTATCTAGTATGATGCAAGGCGGTGCGTCAAGTGGAGCTGCAGGTATGGTAGCATCTGCTGCAAATATGATGCCGTATGTAGCAGCAGCCGTAGCAGCCTTTCGAGGTGTAAAAGCAATTAATGGAGATTATCGCCTAGGTGGATTGTCTGCAGATGCTGGAGCTTTGCTAGGTATTGCACCTCGCTTATTTGGTATGAAAGAGAAAGAGTTTGCAGCACAAACTGTGACAGGTAATTTGGGTACTAATGACCTCACTCGTAACCAAGCTTGGACACAATCTGGGGGGTTGTTCAGAAGTGACAGAGCAGACACTTGGAAATACCGTCTCACTGATAGTACAGCAACAACTGCTGATGGTAAGTCATATCAAGATTCAGCAAGCATGACAACTGACAAGGCTTTATTGACTCAGCTTAATTCCATGTATGATGCTGTGAAAATTGCTACAACAGGGTATGCCAAAGCTCTTGGAATAAATGCTGATAGTATTAAAGAACGTACTGACGCAATTAACTTTACATTCGGTAAGACAGCAGAAGAAACATCTGCCAATATCTCTAAAGCTTTTGAGTCTATCACAAATACGATTGCTGGAGATTTGTTGGGTAACTTGAAAGAGTTGGCTTTGCAGAACGAAACAGCAGCTCAAACAATGGGAAGACTTGCTACGAACATCTCCGCAACTAATGGAATGTTTAAAGCTCTTGGATACAATTTATTTGACTTGAATGTTAATGGAATTAAAGCAGCAGACTCTATAGTAACATTGTTTGGTGGCTTGGATAAATTCCAGAGCATTGCTTCTGATTACTACGATAAATTCTACTCTGAAGCTGAGAAGTCTAAAGTGAAGGTTGACGCTGTAACAGCATCTCTGAAAGAGCTTGGAATAGAATTACCTCCTTCAAGAGAAGCTTTCAGAAACTTAGTAGAAGCAGCACAAAAAGCAGGTAACAATGAATTGTTTGTTTCGTTGATGAAGTTGTCAAATGCTTTTGCTGATATAACAGAGTCTAGCATTACTGCAGCTAAACAATTACCAGAGAATGTCATGAAGATGTTTGAAGGTTTGTCTACAGACGCACAGAAATGGCTTGGTATCAGAAACAAAGCAACATCGCTGAAAGACTCAATAAGTACAGCAATGGGTAATCCTCAGAAAGACCCTGCAATCCGTATGCAACAATTATGGGATGCAATGTCTAAAGATATTACACCAGAGCAAAAACTTGAGTTAGCAGGTGAATTGAAAGACCTCACTCTTGCTAAATACCAGCTTGAAAAAGACTCAATGACTAAGCTTATTGATTTTGGTAAGCAGTTAAAAGGGTATGTTGAAGGCTTGAAACTCGGAGCTTTAAGTCCACTGACAGTAGGGCAGAAGTTAGCAGAAGCTCAGGCACAATATCAATCAACATTAGCCAAAGCTCAAGCTGGTGACACAAATGCCCAAGGTGCTTTGTCTGGAAAGGCTGATGCTTACTTAAGTATTGCTCAAACAGCATTAGCTTCTAGTGGTGGCTATATTGATATATTCAACAGTGTCACAGGTAGCTTAGACGCTTTGGGTGTAGAGAGTATGTCTGCTGCGGAGCAAGCCAATAGTATTGCTAGTGGGCAGCTTTCAGAGTTGCAAAGATTAAGCGATTTTATCTCTGGTATTGAGATGACAGCAGATAGCTATTACAACAGTAGTTTAGTTGCATTGTCTACTCAGATTACCCTGATGGATGCTATGTATCAGAAGATGGGAATATTTGACGGAATGCTTGCAAGTATCGCTGGTCTTCCTGCAGAAATCGCAGCTTCTTTATCTGGTAGTGCAACGGCTTCTGTATCTAACGATAAGTTCATTAGAGATTTATACCAAAGTGTTGAAGGTAAGGTTGGAAGTCAAGTAGATCAAGCTGGTTATCAGTATTGGATGAAAGACTTGCAAACTCAGACTAGAGAACAAGTTGGGAATAACTTTGTAATGGCTTCTGCACAAAATGCGCAAGCAGGTGTGGTACAAAATAACACAGCAGCATTAGAAACTCAAATCAGTGAACTCTCTTTAGAGATCAAAGGCTTGAGAGAAGATCAAAATAAACAAACAGGTGCTTCAATTGACGCAGCATTAATTACCAGTGCTAATAGTACACAAGCAATTGTGGAAGCTATTAGAGAGGTGAATAAGGGTGAAAGTTGGGATTCGCAAGTAAAAGCAGAGCTTGTTTAATATAACATAAAGGAAATAAAATGGCAATTTCAGACGCAGAATACAACTCATGGCTTTCTTCACCTTCAGCTTTCAGGTGTATTCTGGTCGAAGCCAGTGTGAATGTTGGCGGGAGTGAAACTACTCGGTATCTCTCTAATCGAGGGTATGTTACAGAAGCAAGTGAATCTCCTGCCAACACGGCGTACAGAGCATTAATTGTTGGAGGTGTTAAGCTATCAGAAACTCTTTCACTAGAAACTAATGGTGCACTTTCGTATGGTGAGATTGAGCTTGACAATACAGATGCAACTCTTGACTCTTGGTTGGAAGATGTATGGGAGAATAGAAGTGTGTCTGTCTACTTTGGTGATAGTAGATGGGAGAGAAGTGATTTTAGACTAGTTTTTAAAGGCATGTTAGGAGGCATTAGCAGCCAACGTAGAGAACGATTGAATCTGTTTTTACGAGATAGTTTGCAGCGTCTAAACACTCCTATTACAGATAGTAAACTTGGAGGTACAACTCCTAATAAAGATAAACTTATCCCCCTAACCTTTGGTGAGTGTCACAATGTAAGCCCGTTATTAACAGACCCTGCCCTACATGAATATCAAGTGCATGGTGCAGCGATTGAAGATATTATTGAAGTTAGGGATAATGGTGCTCCAGTTAGTGTGACAGAGTATTTGTCAACAGGTAAATTTAGATTGGCAGCAAGTCCTGTGGGAACTATCACAGCTTCTGTTCAAGGCAACAAACCAAGTACGTACAGTAACCAGATTGCGGATAACATAAAGTATCTGGTGAAGAACTACGGGACTGTTGCAAACAGATTGACAGACTCTGACATTGACAGCACAAACTTTACAGCATTTGCTAGTGCAAACACAGCACCGATTGGATTGTATCTTTCGGATAGAACTAATCTTCTAGAGGCATGTCAACAACTAGCAGGAAGTGTTGGAGCACAAGTAACAATGTCCAGAGCTGGACTACTGCAGCTCCTACGCATAGATTTTCCTCCTAGCGGAACTCCAAGGCTGCTCGACAGGAATGATATTGTAGAGCACAAACTTGAAGTAGATAGTAAGCTTGATGTAGCCGCATCTGTGCAAATTGGCTTCTGTAAAAATTATACAGTGGAAAACAATTTACAAACTGTAATTCCAGAAGAACACAAGACATTGTACGGTGAAGAATGGCTCACAAATACACAGACAGATAGCACAGTTGCAACTAAGTATAAATTGCTTACAGAGCCAGTGCGCAAAGATACATTGTTATTACGCTCAACTGATGCCTCTACAGAAGCAACTCGCAGACTTAATATTGTCAAAGATCAGCGCATTGTCTACAAAATGTCGTGCTTTGTTTCAGCATTCGATTTAGTGTTAGGACAAGCTGTGACATTACAATACCCTAGATTCGGATTAGACGTAGGTGTGTTAGGTGTAGTAGTGGGGCTAGAACCTGATTGGATGAATTCTAGAATTAACGTGAAAGTGATGGTATAAGATGGCTACAGTAGTAAATGATAGAGATGTATTGCTATTGGCAGCTTCTCCAAGATTGTTATGGACAGGTGTTAGAGGTGTAACTGTTGTTGCAGATACAACCTCATTCAAAGTTAATAGTGGTAGCCCTACACCATCTTCAATTAACTTGACAGCTACATTAAACGGGGTTAATGGTAGTGTAACTTGGAGTGTTCCTTTCGGTACAGCTACTCTAACTCCTTCAGGTTCTACTGCTGTGCTGTCTTACGCCAATATGTCAAGTGATGTAATTACTGTAAGAGCTTCAGTCACTGACGGGGGTATTGTTTGGCAAGGTAACATTACAATAACAAAAGTGGCTAATGGCGCAAACGGAGCTACAGGGTCAGCAGGAGCTACAGGTGCTGCAGGAGATAAGAGTAGAATTGCTTACACACTCATAGACGGATTTAGCTTAAGTAGTAGTCCTTCTACTAGTACAGTGTCCGGAGATTCTATGCCATCCACAGGTACGTGGGGAGAGACTAGGGTATGGACTACTTCTCCTTCAGTCGCCAGTGTTGGACAAGCAGTGTTTCAAAGTACAGGTACATATAATCCAACAACAGACCAGACAACTTGGGTAGTTCCTTATTTGAGTAACTTGAAAGTAGGTACACTGTCAGCAATTGTCACTAATACAGGTACGCTTGTAGTTGATTCTACAGGATACTTGAGAGGAGGTCAGACTGATTATGATACAGGGAACGGGTTTTGGCTTGGGTATAAGTCAGGGACGTACAGATTCTCTATAGGAAATACAAATAACAAACTAAGTTATGACGGAACATCTCTAGAATTTAGAGCCAATACCGGAAGAATTTATTTCGGTATGACAACATCCGATGCTACAATGGCAATCAACAGATTCTCTGGAGCATACTCATCTAATGCTCTTGCTATCGTAGACGATAGCACAGGTACTGGAGCAGCTTTCCTAGTGCAAAATGCAGGTTTCTTTGCAGGGCAGTCGATGTGCTTGTTTCAAGCATCTGTCGGAGAGTCTCTGAGGGCTGTAACATATGATACTGCAAAATATGCAACTGTGCATCAGAATCTTGGAGCCACAACAGCTATTGCTCTAGCAGGTACAACTTATAGTGGATATGCGGGTAGTGGAGATGGAGTAATGAATATCGCAGATGGTTATTTACCATTTACAGGTATCCACATATCTTTATTTGATAGAAACTCTGAGTATGAAATTGGAGACATAGTGTACTCGCATAAAGTTCTTATGAAGCCAGATATTAGTAACACTTTGCTAGAGGTGAAAGTAACTGATACAGAGAACAAGAAGAGTGTGCTTGGAGTTATCAACAAGGAATGTTTGTACGAAAATTACCTTGACTTTGATATGACAACATGGTATAATTATCAAGAACTTTATGTTGGCTTGAACATCAACAGCGTTGGTGAAGGGTGTATCAATGTCTGCGGCATTAACGGTGATATTGAAGCTGGAGACTTAATTACGTCTAGTAATATTGCAGGTAAAGGTATGAAACAATCAGATGATATTGTCAGAAGCTACACTGTAGCAAAATCCACAGAAGATGTCAAGTTTGATTTTCCAGAACAAGTAAAAATGATAGCATGTACATATATGTGCGGATAAGGAATTATGAGCAACCGATTGAGAATAGTTTATAACAATGCTGCTGATAGGGCAACAATTGCAGCATCCTCTACAGCAGGGGGATTGGTTGCATCTAATTTAAAAAAAGAGCGTAAGAGTGATGTATGGAGAAGCACAGCAACAACTGCTACTCTCACTCTTACATACTCCACAGCAGAATTTATTGGTATGATTGCCCTTCCATTCTGTAATCTAACATCTGCCTCAACAATACGTGTCAGAACTTACACTGAAACAGCGGATGTGACACCAATAGTTGACACAGGGTACGTCAGTGCAGCAGCAGCAACTCCTTTGGGGCTGTGGGAATGGGGGAATGTCCCATTAGGTGTGAATGCTTATTCCTACGGTGGTGCAATCTACGGTAGAGTTTGGTTTGCCACAAACCCTGTAAAGAAGGTAGTAATTGACATTGATGACAGTACAAACACAGTAGGGTACATAGAAGCTTCTAGACTTGTTGCTGGAGCTTACTTCTCCCCAGAGCGTGACGCTGAATTGAACACAACTTGGGAGATAAGAGAGTCTTCTAAGAGTGAACGTAACGATGCATCTGATTTGATTACAGATATCGGCACGATCAGTAAGAAGATTGGCTTCAGCTTAGAACACATGTCACCATCTGACAGAAACTCTGTCACTAACATCTTAAAAGGTAATGGTATGTCTCGTCCAGTATTTGTTAGTTTGCATCCAGAGGATGATGACAGTAGTTTAGAACAATTGTATCAGATTTATGGAAAACTCCCTCAACAATCTACAGTAGGGATTCCTTACTGGAATACATATAACACAACATTAGAAATTGAGGAGATGTAATGCCAACATTTTATGCAGGACAACCAGACTACATTGCGAAACTGAATGAGCTTGATGGTAAAGCTACAGTATCTTTAACAGGGACTAGTACAGACAGTTTAAGCCTATCAGTAGGAACAAAGTCGTTTACCACAGACACACTGCTGCAGCTTCACCCAACTAGTGATATTAAGATTGTTAGAACTTCCGATGTAACAAAGTACATGTACGGTACTGTGACAACATACAATCAAGATACTGGTGCAATGGTAGCTGATGTACAAGGAGTCAATGGAAGTGGTACATTCTCTGATTGGACTATCACATCATCTGGGCAAAAAGGTGCTAAAGGACTGAACGCTAAAGGTGCTTGGAATGAAACCACAGCTTATGTAGCAGATGATTGGGTAACTTACTCAGGGAGCAGTTACTATCGCAAGGTGAGTGGAACAACTGCGACAGCTCCTGACGTAGATACTACTAATTGGGGTATTCTTGCTCAAAAAGGGGATGCCAGTGATATCACAGCAGATACTCTTGCTGCAAGCTCAGGTGCATCTTTAATAGGGTTTATAGCCAACGGTGTGGGGGCATCTGCAACAACTGTTCAGACGGTATTAAGGGGGGATAATGTACCCATTCCACCTGAACGAGGATACTGGAACGAAATCGGTGGTGGGGTTAATATCCACAGATTGCGGGATAGAGTATTTATAGGAGATGGGGCAGTAAGTTCTGGAAACAAATTCCAATCTGGGTCTGAGACATGGATTACGTCAGATATTGAAGCTTATTGGATAGAACGTGGAGCACAACTACTTTCTATTTCATCATACGGACAGTTTGGTTGTGTAGGAGCTTCTAGAACATCAGACCAAGACTTACACAATCATGGAACCGCAGCAATTGGTGTTGTCGGACTGGCAAACAATGACAGAACAAGTGGGGCAGGCATTGCTTGGGCTGGATACTTTGAAGCAAATCGACAAAGCTCTGTACCCTCTGGTCAAGGAACAACTTTCGGCACTGAGGTTGCTGTAAAAAATAAGGGAAATGATGTAATAAATAATCCTTATAACAAAATGCCCGGAGGTTCAACTATTGGAGATTGGTTTGCTGCTGGCGGTGACGAATCCTACAACGGCACACCAGCAAACCCATCAACTTGCGCAATACTGATTGGTAAAAACTCGACAACTTGGAATAAAGGTATCGTTTTTGATGCCGTCGGTATCACGGGAACCGACGGGGTGAATGGAACTGGCGTTGCTATCAGCATGGCTAAAGGACACGTTTTGCAGTGGCAGGTCGCTGGTGGTTTGGAAGGAGCTTCAATATATAGTGACGTCAATTCAAATTCACAAAGAAGCGGTCTGATTCTCAAAAACAATCAGATTTGGGTAACTGTTGCAGGGCAAATTACTGGCACTATTGAAAAAGGCTCGGGAACAGCTAGCTACCTAAGAATGATAAGTTCAGCAACCGGAGGAGCTGCTCAAATACAAGTATCAAGCACTGATACAAATTCTGATCTATTACTTGTACCACAAGGAACAGGGACAGTAAGATTTGGTTTTTTCACTAGCAATGCTGATGCAGCGATAAATGGGTATATCGGAATAAAAGATGCAGCAGGAAATTTTAGAAAATTGGCAACTATTGCTTAACTTTAAGGATTATTATGGAAGATACTAAAGAGGTTAGATATGCTCTACCAATGGATTTATTAGAAATGGTTGTAGGGTACTTAGGTGAAAGAAAGTATCTTGAGGTTAGACATATTATTGCTCGTATAGAGCAAGAAACGATTAAGATAGACATACCTATTGAAGATGCTCAGTAGTTAAATAAAGATTTATCGCAGCAACACAACAAAGAAAGGCAACAAATGAATAAATTGAATTTTGTAGAAGATACAGACCCTGATGACGAGACGGGTTCGGGCGAACCCCCTAAGAAACCCCCAGTTAAACCTGTAGGAGGTTAACATGTTAGCAGCTATCAATGAATATTATTGGGGGATATATCCTAGCCTAATGATAGCTGCTGCATACCTCAACAGAAATAGTGTGTCAAGCTTGTGGCTAATATTCATTGTCTCAGCTTCACACTACCTCCCTGTCAAAAACATAGAGAATTATTACCTATGGTATGCAGTTGTCATATGTACAGAACTTTTGGTAATAACTCTTTCAATGAGGCTAAAGTGCTATGCAAGCTTCGTTGTTGCTGGTGTAACGTCTCTATTACTACTCAGTCACATAACCTCACTTCTTGCAAGTAATACAGCATTATATAGTATTATCGCAAAATATTTAGAACACCTTCAGATGCTCTCATTCATAGTCGCATCACCATTACTTATAGAAAAATTGAAAAGGAAATTACGATGCCTAGTGTAGAAATTTGGTTGTGGGTATTATCAGGTATTTTTGCAGTAGCAGGTACTCTTGTGACAGTTGTGTGGGCATTACTACGAGAAGAGGCTAAAGCTCAAGCAGAGCTTATCAAATCTAAAGCAGATCAGGTTAGGCTGTCAGATGCTGAAATACGTTGGAAAGAGGATATGCATCGTCTTCGCGAGGACAATGAGAAGATGAGTAACAAGCTTGAAGAGCGTCACTTACGAGAGATAACACAGATGGAGACTAGGCTCACTACCAAAATGGAGAGCTTGGAGCGCACAGTATTGAGTTCAAATCACAGTACAAATGAGTTGATAAAAGAGCTTATCAAGGAGATGGCTAAATGACACAATTGTCACCACATTTCACACTAGAAGAACTCACAGCATCCTCTAAAGCCAAAGCTCTCAAAATAGATAACACTCCAACTCCAGAAATCCTAGAGAACTTAAAAGCTCTAGCACTAGCTCTAGAAATGATTAGAAGTGTGTGTGGTAAGCCTTTGAAGATTTCTAGTGGGTATAGATATCCTGCTTTAAATAAAGCTGTTGGAGGAAGTTCTACGTCAGCTCACACGCTGGGATTGGCAGCAGACTTTACAGTGACAGGACTAACACCACGACAGATTTGCGAGAAGATTGTTGCAGCAGGAATTAGAGTAGACCAACTCATACTTGAAAATATTTCACCAAGTAATCCAGATGGTGTATGGGTACATGTGGGATTGAGTAAAGGTGTTATGAGAAATCAAGTGCTTACAATGAAAGCTGGTAAGTATTATGTTGGGTTAATTAAATAATGTTGAAATACTGTAGCGTGTGTGGTAATGAGTTTAATGCAGCTAAAGGTAAAGTGTGTGCTAAGTGCAGATACAACAAAAGAAAACTAGAATTAGCAAACTCTTCTATAGATACTAATAAATTATATCAGTGTTTAGATTGCAGTCAGTTGAAGACCTATGAGAACTTTTACCCATCTAAAATTAAGTCAAATGGGTTGTCTTCTAGATGTAAACATTGTGAGTCCGTTAAGTATAAAGAAAGAAAAGACTCAGAAACTTATAAACTACTGCGTAACAAATATCGAGCTAATCGTACTGAAGACCACCGTGAAAAAGCTAGGTTAAAAGTTAGGGATTGGAAGAGTAAGAATAAGTTCAAAGTTTTGGCTCAATGTGCTAGACGAAGAGCTAGTAAGTTGAGAGCTACTCCTAGTTGGGCAGATAACTCAAAGATAGTAGAGATATATAAGCGTTCGCAAGAATTGACAATCAGCACAGGAATTATTCATCACGTAGATCACATAGTACCTTTGATATCTGAATTGGTTTGTGGGCTGCATTGTGAAAACAATCTGAGAGTTATTGTAGGAAAAGAGAACTTATCAAAAGGTAATCGTTATTGGGACGACATGCCAGATTAATTTAAAGGAAAGATTATGTTACAGAAATTAACAAGTATATTTAACTTGTTCCGTAAAGGACAGGAGGTGGCTAATGTAGAAGCTTGGAAAGCTGGGCAAATATCAGCCAACGTATTAGCAGGTGTATTTTTAGCAGGAGTTCAAGTTGCAAAAGCATTCGACTATCAAATCCCTATGGATGAAGCTACTGCAAATAACATTGCTATTGGTGTTGTCGCAGCCGTTAACTTCGTCATCACAGCTATTACCTCGAAACGAGCAGGTGTATTACCAGCCAAACCAACAGGTGAAGCTCTACCAGAATTGGCAGAAGCCAGTGCAATCTCAGCACCAAAAGAATTGGCTCCTATTGAAGAACGTGTCATCAACTTCGACAAGTAATTGTCAATATAAAATAATACCCCTTGTCTCGTATAAACCTTTTGTAGAGGCTATGCAAGAACAAGGGGAAATTAATAAAGAAAATGCTTTGAATATTCTGACTAATTCGTTTGAGGGAGTTAGATTCACAATACATTGCAGATTCTAATATGGTTTTAGTCTTGAGAGACTATTGAGAGCGTCCTTCGCAGGATAGCTCTCTTTTTTATTGGCTATTCGTTTACAGCTAGTTCACGTTCAGCATCAGATAATGGAGCAGTATTTGTTAGTGCTTTAATAGCCACTTCCATACCAACATCTTCCACAGCCTTGCTTAGTGCATCACGAATAACTTCTTTTGTAATTGACTCAAACATATTAAGCTTTCTTGAACGTACCGACAGAGTTGAACAACTTCACAGCTAAGTTGATAGTCTTGTCCAACGCATTAACATAATCCTTCTCAGATACTTCTGTCCCAATATCTGCTGTGGTTGTCAATAGCTCTCGCACAAATTGGAACTTAGCAGCCCCTTGACCACTTTGAGGGATAGCTTCCTCTGCAGCCTTGACAGCTTGGATTACGAGGGGGAGTAGTTGTACTACTAATTTTAAAATTGTAACGAAATTCATTTTGATTCTCCTTAATTAAATAAACCTAAAAGTGCTCCGAGAGGAAACACTAACACACCGACAATTTTAAATACAAACTTGGCTGTCAGCCCACCATCATACATCTGAGTGATTTGGTAGATGTTCATACACCAACCTACAATAACTGTAATCCACAAACCAATAACAGTTAGAGCTAACACTAGCGGCATATCCCCATAGCTATCTTTCTTGTATGACATAATTTCTCCTTAGTTAAATTGTTTGTCTAGGAAAGCGAAAGCATTTCCCTTCTCTTTTACAGCTTGCACAGCCTCATCATTCTTGATAGCAGCCTTGACATAAGCCTTTGTTACAGCAGGTTTAAAGCTGAAACCTTTAGACACAGTTTTAGCAGCCTTGCCAAACTCCTTAGACAGCTCTTTAATTTCATTTGTCAGAGCAAAGATTTCTGTGTCAGCAGCAATGACAGCTTTGCGACGTTCTTGCAACTCTTTAATCTCTGCGTCAATAGATTGTACAGCTTCTAATTGTGCAATGTAGTCTTTTACAAGTTCTTGCTTCTTGTTAATCTCTACTGCACGTTGTTTCAAATCATCAAATACGTTACTCATTATTTATTCTCCTAACGCAAAGCTAAATATGAAGCAAACCGTGTCATCAAGTCATGCTCAATCACTTTCCAAGTTTGTTCAGGGTCTGGTACAGTTTTACGAGCTAATGCATTTGGTAAGACATCTAACAAACTGTGAATGCTCTCTGCTTCATCTTCAGCCTTCTCAGCACGTTTATGATAATACTCCTTGTTTGACTTCGCAGACTCAAGTTCCTTGTTAGCTTTCTCCAACTGTTCTTTCAACTCTTTAACATCCTTACGAAGTGATGTGAGTGTTTCCTTTTTAATTACCATTATTTCTTCTCCTTAAATTGTTCATTACACGTTAAACATTTACTCTCAGTGGTGACTATGTTCCTATCAGGATTTGTATTAACTCCTTCACTATTGTAGATAGGAGGATAATATGCGCATGTCATTGTCTGAGCTACTGGTATTATACGACACTTATCTGGTGTTTGACAAGTATTCATTTCTTCAAATCTTCAATAACAGACAAGAAATATGGTGTAGCATCTGCACCATAATCTTCCTCATCTTCAAACAACAAACGATAGGCTTCATTCATAAACTCATCAGGGGCTTCACGATAACGTCTATCCCATTCTGTAAATGCTGCTTGGATTTCTCCTACAGTTAATGTCAATACTGTGTCCTTTGTAATTTTCATAATTCCTCCTTCTTAAACGTTTCATTCATACGACTCAGATAAACTGAATAGCCCTCTTCAAAACTCTTCAACAACTCCTTGATCGCATACTTGTAGAATATGAACGCGCAATACCCCATTGTACTTACTACAAGGAGTCCTCCTACTACACTTGCAAATACCAACTCAATAAAACTCATTCCTAGCTCCCCAAATTTTGTATTGTGATATATCCCCAACCTGCTAAACCTGCTTCGATAATGTCAGCAGCTTCTTCATCTTCTTCCTTTACATCATTCCAAATCCAGTCAAGTTCTTTAAGTACAATGTCTTTGATTTCCTCTTCAGGCATAGAATCTGGTACAGCAAACACTTCCTCATTACTGTTACCTCCAAACTGGCCATTCATGTCATACTCACACCACACTTTAATGTATCACATCACTCATCCTCCTTATCACCAATCAATATTAATAACGTACTCTCCAGCTTCTAACAATCCACGATTGTATAGGTCATTAGCTACCATGTCAACACTAGGGTAGAAATTACGATGCCACCATAATGAGGTATATCCGAGATAATCTGGATCACCATACCACTCTTTAGGGTCACGAGACTGCCAAGCGAAGAAGCTAACTCCCATTTCTTCACCATTAATTATTTCTGGTACAGTTGTGTTCTCGTAATCAAAAGGGTTCTTGCAAGGTACAGTCAACTTATGAATACCACGATCTTTACAATCGTCTTGCTGTTGAAAGCTGTAAGGTACTTTGTAGGTATCTTGGACAAGTTTATCCCAATCCCTGACTTCAACAAACTTCTTAGTTTTACTCTTCAACATTATTCCTCCTTCTTAACATATTTACGATACGTATTCTTTATGAATACCACCACCCTCTTCACAACTTCCAACCTCTTCAACTCTGATATAGGCATCACAATCTTGGCATGATCGCTACTCTCAGGTGATATTAGAAAATACTTCCCACAGTGAGAGACTTCTGCCACAAACTTGGTGTAATACTTTCCACTACCAATTCTATTGTTCTTACTCTTAGCACGTCTCTCATTAAGCACTTTGAATTTAAACTTATGTGGGAAATGAGGATTATCAGCCATCTCAAGAATTAACGACTCTAAGGAGTCGTATTCTGAATCAAATACTTTAGCAATACGTTCTCGTGCAAGCCTGTGAGATTCTTTCAGTCTTTCCTTGTATTCAGGTTGTTGCCATAGTTCTTTGAGACTCACAATTACCTCCCATCAGTGAATTGCAGTTGAGCATTCTGAAACAATTTTAAACACCCCTTCGTCTAGCATATCATACACAACATCAATATCTAGAATAAACGGTCTATGCTTTGAGTCTATGATAATGTAGCCATTCTCGTAATAGTCTTTAAATGCTGTAAATACTTCTGACGAATCTGTAGCCTTAGTTGAAGTAAATTTAAAGCTGACATCTGTTTCTACTGTAAATTTTTGCATCATTGCCTCCTTAATTTGTTTGGAAAGCTCTATTATGGATTAAGAGCTTTCCTTTGTCAAGATTTATTTCAAAGCATCCTCACGCCACAGACGCAACAATCCCTGATATCCGTTTGCAACTAAGCTCCCATTCTTAAAAACTTGTGGCAGAGAGCGTAGTCCCATGTTTGCTAATTGTTGCATGGCTTCAAAATCTGTATCAACATCCTTAGTCTCATACTCTACACCAGCATCTTCCAACAAAGTTTTAGCAAGCACACAATTTGGACAACCACTTTTTGTGAATAACGTAATCATTTATTTCCTTTCGTATTAAAAATCATCCCAACCTTCAACAGCCGTTGACTGTGAGTATTCTGTAACATTTGTCTCAAAGAAATTTTCCTTCTTGCGGGAATCTAAGTGAGCATATGGATTAGTATTAAATCCCTTATACAGAGTACCAAGTCCTACAAGCTTTGCACGTTGATTCGCAAGATACTTGACGTATTGCTCCGTAGACTCTTTAGAAACACCCAAGATGTTATCCCCGTAAGTCTCAATACCCCATTCAATTTCTTGTTCTACTGCAGCTCTAATGACTTCCTCTAACATCTCCTTATCTTCTTCGGATGTTAGCAAGTCTCGCACTAAGTAACTCATTAGAGACACATGGGTAACTTCATCGTTCTCAATATACTTAATCACTTTAGCCAAACCAACTCCCTTGTTGCGAGAAGCCAATTGATAGAAGAAGTTGAAACCACTGTAGAAGTAAATACCTTCAAGCACAAAATCTGCTGCAATTGCAAGCTTAAAACTATCTTCACTACGATTACGATTGAACTTAATGTACAAGTCAGCAATAGCCTTGTTACGCTTTAGCAGAAGAGGATTACTACGCCAATAGTCATATATTTCTTCACGATCTAAGTTAGGGAACAGCTCCTGCAAAATGTATTGGTAGCTCTGACTGTGCACCAACTCCTGATATGCTTGCACTGTCAGGCAGGCAGATACTTCTGGTGCTGTAATATAATCAGACAACACAGGTAGAGTATTCACTTGCATAGAGTCTAGAGCAATCAAGAAACTCAGAGTGTTCTTTAGCGCAGATAATTCATGATCTGTTAACTCTTTAAGTGTAACCTTATCTTCCACAAGACTCACTTTCTGAGGCAACCAGAAATTATTCTGCATGATTCCTAACAAATTAGTAGCCCACTTATACTTAATCGTATTCAGGTTAAGAATTCCTGTAGAGTTTCCTCCAATCAATTTACGATCTTCCAGAGTATCACTACCATTCTCATTAAATACTTTCTTACGTTTCATTTCCATACTTTCTCCTTAAGATTCACAACTCTCGCATGCACTCTCTTTAACAGCTACTGAAGCATTCTTTTTAATAGAACGAATATAGTAGATTGTCTTGCACTTCTTCTTGTGTGCATAGTGAATAGCATCATACAAGTCTTTAGCTTTAAAGTCAACTTTATTTTGGTCAAACATCAATTCCATACTAATCCCTGTGTCAATATACTTCTGTAATTCACTTGCTACATCAATAATCTCAAGAGCATCAAACTGAGGTAAGTCTCGTGCATAACCTTCTGGATGTTCCTTTAAATATTTAGCAGCAATCGACATCACACCATTCTTATTGTCCTCAGAGAAGAACTTCTCGTACACTGGTAGGAACGTGGCACTTGCTTCTTGGTAGATGCTTGTACTTGTCGTTGGTGCAGGACTTGTCAATTGTGAATTGCGAATACCATACTTATCAATCTCTTGCTGCAATGCTTCCCAACATTCAGGGTGCTTACTATTACTTGCAAAATACTTTGTTTGTTCTCCCGAAGCCCACGTACTATCTTTGAATGCATTGAACGTGCCAAACTCTTTAGCCAACTCAACAGACTCTGTAGCTGCACTCAATTCAATAATCTCAGAGAGTTCTCGGATAGCTGTCAAAGAACGATAGTTCAATTTATTCTTAGCTAAATAATCATTCAAGCCCATAATACCAATACCGATTGTTCTGAACTCATCATTGTGATCTGATGTAATGCTGTCAGGAGCATTCGTCAAACTAATGCCATAATCTAAGATACGAGCTGCAATACGTGCCACCTCTGCCAATTCTTTCAGGCTGTCAATATTTGCTAAGTTGATTGACGCCAGATTGCACACATGTCCATATACATCTGGCTTTGTGTTTGAGTATGATTCTACACATAAGTTAGCACATACAATACCATAAGAACCTTTGTGACCCTTGTTAGGATTTCTACGATTCATCTCATCTGTGAAGCTCAAGAATGGGAGTCCAGAATCAAATTGACTACGCATAATAATCTTCATCAAATCACGAGCGTTAGAAATCTCCTTAGCCACTTTCAACTTACCTGCATAGAATGCTGCCTCAATCTTAGCATATGCTTCTTCAAACTTTTCGTTATACAATCCTCGGATATCAATACCAAGCTTCTCACGTACTTCGTAAGGACAGAATGTTACGAAAGGTTTCTGTTCCTTATCTCGTTGCATAAACAAATCAGGTACTGTCACTTGTGGGAATACATCGTAAGCCTTCAAACGTAAATCACCATGCTCTGTCTGCATATCAAGAAAGTCTTGAATGTCATTATGCCAGATTGGTAGAGCTACTGTTGCAGCTCCTGCTCGTTTTCCACCTTGATTCACAGCAACCATTGTATCATTAATGATCTTAACCCACTGTGTAATGACACCTGCTGCACCATCATACCCTGCTACAGAACTTCCTTTAGCACGTAAGTATCCTAGAAATACTCCAATGCCTCCACCGTTCTTGCTAATCTTAGCCATTCGTTTTACATTGTCAAAGATAGAATCTAAATCATCTTCAATTGTAATAATAAAGCAAGAAGCTACGTTACCACCTTTACGAAGGTTATTCATAAACGGGGTCGCAGGTGATAGCTTTCGTAAGCTAAATACATCGTAGAATTGTTTTACCCTCTCAACACGAGTGTTTTCAGGCTCTAATTGACCAAAGCGCATAGCATTTACCATGTGCATGTGTTGGTTCAATTCATACTTACCTAAATACTTTTTATCAACTGTCAATAGAGATGCATAAGAATGGTCTAAGTCACGTTCGATCTTGATGTACTTTCCAAGTTCGTTGATTTGTTCATCTGTGTAGAAGTCCAATATCTCTTTTGTATATTCTTTCTTCTTAACATTGTATTTGATAATGTCTAAGAAGCTCTTATCTTTCAGCTTAAAGTTTGCCCACATGTTAGCTGCATAAGCACGTCCACCTACTTTAAGCCATTCTGGATTTGTTGGTGTTGCTAATTGAACAGCTTGACGAATTACGTTCTCTTGGATTGAAGAGGTTTTAATTCCATTCTTGATTACAGCATCCATCATGGATTCCAACACCAGATTGTTTGCACCTGTCTCTCCTACAGCATGTGCAATTGATTGCTTAATCTTAGCTGCGTCATAAGCTACTTTTGTACCATCTCGTTTCTCTACAATCATATTTCCCTTTCTAATAATTCTCTTTTCTGAAGAGTGAACGACTATTATAACACCCACTCTTCAGAATTTCAATAGCTTATTTCTCACAAACTCTCATTCCTCACAAACTACAATAAACCCTTCCTCAGAACAATGTATTGTAGCATGAGGATGTTCTTTCAATGCCTCTTGTAAGCTTTTCAATACACTTGCAACTAATACGCCTGAGTCGCAGTAGAATACTACGTTATTTTCCATTAACTCCTCCAACGTATTCGTAGAATGTTTTCATACCGCCATTAGCACCCATTGAACTTCCTCTCACATCAATAGCAATCTGGTTTAATAGGTTGATTTGTTGCTCTAAAACCTGCCAATTCTCTTCGTACATTGATTCGTATTCCCGATCACTTTCAGCGTCATCCTCCACGGATTTACCATAAGAGAAGCAACCTCCAGACAGCTTCACCATCTCTTGTGTCAGGCTCACATCACGTCGAAGATGGCTTAGTGTCCTCACTTCAGGTGTGCAGAAGGGACTTGAACGGAATGAAGGTGTGTTTGTAAGCTCTCCAATCAATCTGTACCCTACTACAACTTTACCGAACATATTCTTATGTTGAGATGCTTCATAGCAGTATCCTCCAGTTACGTCCATGCCTGCTGTACGAGCATGGTTCAACACTTTCTCATCATTCTTAGGGTGAATCAAAGAGACTTCATTCATCCCTGCGAAGTCCCCTAATTTTAATAAATCTGAAACTGAAATGTTAAACATTAGCACCTCCTGATAAGAACCCTTTTACTTCATGCCCTGAGAGATTAACAAGAACAAAGTTTAATGGCTTACGTATCTTCGAAGTCTCTTTATCCTTAAACACATACACACTATGTTGTGAATTGTATTCCTTTGTTGTGTTAGGTGGTTGAATATTTTCTATAGCACTCTCTAATTTAAACTTTTTAACTACACGCGCAGATAATGGATTGTGGTTTATTGCGGTAATATCTCCTGTCGGAAACTTACTCAAGTTATTCTCATTCACTTTCTTCAAAGCCCCCGCCACATCAAACCCTGCAGACTCAAGTTTCTGCATTAGTCCAGCCACTGTTACAAACATATCACAGGCTGCATCTAACAGCTCTACGTCTGGGTCGTATTCATCTAAGTTCTCATCATCATAGTTTGTCCATTCACTTCGTGGGGTAAGCCCACGTTCTACAGCCTCAATACCTTCTGTGAGTTCTTCAAAGATGAAGGACAATTGATTATCCACACTCTCTGGTGTTACGTTGTCAAGGTTAGAAGCAATCTGATTAAACAGCTTTACATTCTTGTAAGCCTCTTGAATTGTATCTTCCATTTTGTTATACCCCATTATATCTCCTCATTCGTTAACTCATATACATCCAACACTTGCACATTATCTACACACCAGTTTGTATTAGCTTCATCTTCTACAAATCGAATAAGCGTATCAACAGCTCCAAGTGGTGTGTCTTCATAGTGTACGTCTATCGTGCAGCTTACTCTGAATGTTTTATTCATGTTATTTCTCCTCTTCATAAAGTACCTTACCTTCTGGATACATCAAGGCATTAATTGCTTCTACAGCTTCACTATCTGTTAAAAATCGCCTACAACCTTTATACCAAATATCATTCCATCCGAACCAAGATTTGTACTGTGGTCGATAATATCCTTGATCTGCAATTATTCGTGCCTTCATTTTATTTCTCCCAACGAATGTTTATTCCAAACCTGTCTGAAAAACTAATAGCATCTTGTTCATTGTAAAACTCACAGATTCTGTTCGCATTGTCGTCGTACAAGCACCCACTAAATTTAATCTCATTATTGTTTGGTAATAGTACAACAGCAGTTCTTGCATAAATATTTATGACCATAACACCTCCTTAAAAACTAAAATGAAATTCCTGCATCTGCTGTCGCAATTGTTCCTGTGCAGCAAAGGCATTATACACTAATTGCAAATCTAAGTCCACACTCTTCAAATATTCTAACAAGTCTGGCTCTTGTTTATATGCAATAGGAACACCGTAATGATAGTGTGTACATCCTGCAGAATATCCTTTGTCATCGAATAATGCTGTCTTGTCTGAAATCACTCCAACACTTCCTTGAGGAGCTATTGAAACACAACCATTCTCGTAGAATGTTATTAGGATGTTTCTGAATAATGGAATTGTAATGTTGTTCATTTAGCTTCTCCATAATTCTCCAACAACCAATCAATAGATACAACCATTGGATTATAACTCCCGTTCCTAACATTGTGCTTGACAACAATTCCTTTCCAATGATGATTCCCCTGCTGACCTTTGTAGTCTTCTTCATGCATATAAAAAGCCCCTGCTACTAAGCCAAATTGCTGCTCTCCGTCAATTTGCAAGTATCGTGTAGCAATGTCGAGTATTTGTCTGTGTCCCATACTGAATGATCGACCAAGTTTTGTCAACATATTAGCAGCAGTGCCTGTCATTGGCTTTCCTGTCATAACATTCTGGAAGTAATGGCAATAGGCAATTCCACCAACCGTTACTGGAGTTAGGAAAGGATAAACTTCCCAACCAAACTCTTCATACTTTAAACTGTGTATTCCTAAAAATCCATCAAGCTCTGGACAACTATTTACATGACGTGTGATTCGGTCTTCATGATTGCCCAAACACAATACCATACGAGGTTTGTATTTAATCTCTCCAAACTCTTCAAGTTCTGCTTGTTGTAGATTGTATAAAGGTTCTAATAAAATCCACATAGCTTCAATAGCTGCATTGATATCTTTAATAACTCGTTTACCCTCAGCAGACTTCTTACCTTTGTCCCAAGAAGATAAACTTTCCATATCTGCAAAGTCCCCGATGTTGATAATGACATCTGGTTTCTTGTGTACGATGTAGTTACCTAGTGCAGCTAAGTGAGAAAAGTCTACACCTTCTTTGGCTTGTGCATCTGGAATGAATAAATGAGTACCTTCTTGTTTTGTTGGGTCTGTGACAATCTTGAATACAGTCTCATAAGTGATTGGGTCGTCACTGTTGATAGCATTTAAGGTGTAGAATTCTTCTGAATAAGATAGTGATGGGTACATGTCATCGACACGTTTAACAGCATCAACATCATCGTCAACCTTCTCACGCTCTTTGTAATAAGCCCGTAACGCATCTGAGACTGAGCTTTTAGGAACTCCTAACTCTCTCGCAATCCCCCTCCACGACAATGCACCTGTTTCGGCTAATTTGATCGCACCTAGCATCCATTCTTTATTACTAATCATGTATTCTCCTTATGTTCATTATGAAAGTCGTATGCTGCTTGTAGAGCTTCAATTAAAGTGGGAACATCTTCAATATAAAACTCATCATTTGATAGAAACACTATATGTTGATTGTCATCAACATTACTTGTACAAATATCTACAGATTCAACATCCTCTGCAAGACTAAGAAATCTCCAACACAAATCATCTTCGTCAGCTTCAATAGTCATACATTCTCCTCTAAATTAATCGTCAAAACCATCGTCTTAGTCTTTACACCAAACAACACTGGATGTGTATCAACACTAACTATCAAACCCCTAATATCATAATCCTTCAAAGCAATATCTAACGTCTTCTCAATCACTTCCCTGTAAACAGGTTCAAAAAGTCCATTGTGGTAGGTTATGTTTTTCATTGCGATTCCTTAAACTTAAAATCATAAGCTGCTTGCAATGCTAAGATGAGCTTAGGAATGTCTTTACAGTAAATCTCTGAAATTTCATCTTTATCATAATTCATAAAAGTGATCGCAGAAAGTGCCTTGCTCACATACACACATTCTATATTACCTTGAGAATTAGTATAAGCAAATCGTTGGTCTTCTGGAACATCTTCACTATCATCTTTATCAACAAATATCATATTAATTCACTCCTTTTAAAATTGAACGAACAGCAGCTTTCCTATTTGCTTCGTTATTGACATTATATTCTTCGTGCCAATCATAGTCAAGGATAAACTGAACAATATCATCTTTATTTTCATTCTTGAAGATAGCTATCAATTCCTTCTCTAATGTAGCTTCATCTTCTGTCACACCATGCTTGAACATGTATGTTTTAATATCGTGACATGTGTGGCAGAGAATGTCAAGTCCATCTTTCTCACAGAACAACCGTTGCATAAACCCTTGTACATCTTCCCAGCAACTCAACACACCACATTCTTCACGATGGTCTACCGCAACTTGCTTCGCAGAAAACAACCCTTTGCATTTAGCACACTGGTAACACACTTTCTGTCTAGGATTATCTCCAACATAAGGACGTTTAGCTGCTGCTAGGGCTTCGTATATTGGTGGATGACGCTGTGAAATCTTTCGTAAAGAACTTCTCAACCATACGAAGAAGTTTATAGGCTTCTTAGCTTTCTTCATACGTTCCAATCACTTCACAAGATAAATTAGGTAGGTCTCCTAATACATTCTCAAATAATATCTGGATAACATCTTCCACCCTGTTCACAGGTAATCCAACTTCTTCTGACATTTCTTTATAGTTTACGAACTCTTCACCAATACCTACACATAAGCAACCACCCGCCTGTGGTACGTCAATAATATAACCAACATCGTCTGTTGTGTTCGACTGTATTGTGTATTTCTTAATTTCCATAATTCCACCCTCCTTCATTATAACTTTCAAAACATGCTTTGTGCAGTCTCCACAAATGCTTAGGAATCTCTACAGAAATACCAGCATTCCATTCCTCTTCCATTGCACAGCTCCACATAGCATGACATTTAGCAGACTCTTCAAATATCATCCAAGCTGGTAGTATGTTGTTCCAGCTCATGATTCTTTCCAATCAATTCCTAGATTGTTCAAGAGCTTCTCTGTGCTGAACGCATCATCTTCTGAGCGTTTCATATGAGCACAAGCTGCATACATGTCCATAATTTCTATCAAACTCTTAGACTGTTCAATTCCTTGCCAATCTGTATATACAATAGGTTCTTTAGGATACCAAGCTTTGTATTGCTTGTAAACAGCTTCTACAGCTTCTTTATCTGTTTTGCAGTCTTTCAGTAGATTGTACATTGACACGACACCAAACTTCTTTCCAGCTATTTCACACGGCTTGAATGCATCAATCGAGTCGCCCAAAATCCACTGAGCATAATAAAAAACTCTACCATATCCATCGAAGTCTTTGTTATCTTTAACCAGCTTAATCTCTCCAAAACCTCTTACAAGAAACGGCTCAGATTGTTTAGTCCAATTATACATATAGCCAGCAACACCATTTTGGTCTCCGTCAATTGTGCAAGCAATTGTCTTAATCCCTTGAGCTAATCCCTCTGCACATCTCTGAGCCAACTTATCATCAACCTCTCGTCCATTAACAATTTCAGCTTTCTTTTTATGCTCTAGATAGTCTCTACACTCTTTCAATTGTATAGGCTTGGTACTGCTTCGACCACTTTTATACTTTGTTGGAAGAGGGAGCTTATCACGAAAGTTATCAACACCACTCAAGTATACCTCAACTTCATCTGCTTTGCAAGACTTCTTTAAAGCTTCAATAGTAGTGTTTATAGCGTGAAATGCATGAGAAATATCTTCTGGTGTTTGTACATCTACAATATCAAACTCTTCAATACTAAAAGAATCTTTAATTTGCTCTTTCAAGCTTGTTCTGTGAGGGCAGATAATCTCTTGTCCTGTTGTTTTATGTGTTGCCTTGATACTACGAGTTTCGTTTGCAGCAGCGCATCTGAAAGCCACGATATCGCCATCAATTACTGCTATTGTTTTAGTCATCTTTTCTCCAATCACAAATGTGTTCCCAATTTCTCATGTGCTCAATCACCCGCGAATCTACTTGATACTCAGAAGTCAGAAGTTTTTCATACCATACTTTTGCGTATTTCTCTTTCTCCAATTTGTAGATTTTTCTAGCTTCTTCAATTTTACTGACATCAAAGAATCCCAACCTCTTAACTTCTCCTAGCATTTCAACACGAACTTCTAATTTATTTAAATTCTTTTGTAAATACATGCCTTGAGGATATTTACCTCTGCGTCCTTTTGAACTTTCCAAGAATCTGTTTAATTCTGAAGGAATTAGTACACACTTTTCTTTTGAATATTCCTTCATACCGTCTTTACATATGTCAGCATCTAGTTCATAACCTAACCCATAACCAGTTTGAGTTACATGCCAATCTGTAAACTCCTGAAAATCTTTAAAAGAGTTTATACTGCCTCTGTAGTTAGGTATTGTTAGTTGAGTATTCCCGTTCTCATTGCACCTTTCTTTTAGATTATTCCAAAGGACACCACTAATAGTCCATGTGTATTTATCTCCAACATATGCTCTTTGTACCCACCTCCCTCTGTGATCTTTAAAATCGGGTTGTGTTCTCCTCACGTCATCACCTCCAATTTATTCCAATCCCCATTACAAGTAAATTCTAAGTCATCTAGGCATTCTACAATATGCTCATATTCCCACTTATATCCGTCTGGATAACCATCATGAGGACAAGAGTATTCATAAGCTGTGTAAGTTTCATACCCAAAGCATACCTTGCCACCAGCTTCTAGTATCTTCCTAACTTCTTCTTTAGTCATCACATTATCTTCTCATTCCATTTTGCAGAGTAGTTTATAATATCTAGAAGAGCTTCTTCTACAGAGTCAAATTCATATAAGAACCCTCCTGTATGAGAAGTCGGACATTCCCACACAACTCCTTCTGCAGTCCAAGTGAGGTCGCCACATCGCAGTTCAAGACCTTCTGACAGGATGTGTTTAGCTTCGTCAAGTGTCATCACAAATCCCAATCAAGTAAGGCACAACGAGCAGCTTCCTCAACAGAATCTCCTGCTTCAATGTACCGATTAAATGCTAACGTAACTTCATATTCTAATCCATATTCACCAGCAATGTCTAACATGCACTTCTTAATTTCGTAATCAGTCATTTTCTCCCCTTCCTCATAGCAACCATTTTCAACCTCTGCCGCTTGTTAAGTGTGCTACGTTTAATCTCACTATAAACCTGCCGCAGTATTGGAGAGTTTGCAAGAATCTCCTCAGCTTGATCTTGCTTGAACATCCACAGAGTGAATTTTCGTAATGTTGTAATATCTTCCATCAGTACACCTCTTCCCAATTACCACACATACTGTCAATATGATCTAGCATATCTTCTATGTTTGCGAAAGTTTCATAACAACATGTATAATCACCTTCGTTGCAACCACACTCGTAAACAAAGTTCTGCCAAGTCCAACCCTCGAAGCACACAGCTTTACCTTGTTCTAGCACTATTCTTGCGTCATTCCTGTCCATTGTTATACCTCTCGTCAAACTGATCTACAAGATCATCTAGGCAAGGAATCATATCATCTAAGAAGTCCAGTAACTCTTCGTAGTACCCTACCAAGTCTCGTAATCCTTCTAACTCCAATTTTTCTTGTTCTGTCATAACACCTCCAATGTTTTCATCAACTGATGAGCTTCAGCAACTTTACGCTTCAATACTTCTTGCTGAATAGCCAGCTTCTTGAACTCCTGTTTATTCTGTCTTACAGCTCTCTTTGCACTGTCTAATTCCTTTTGCAAAAGGGCTTTCAACTCCTGTCGAGCTATTTGTTTAGCTGTTGCCATATTCTCCTCCTATCCATACCAACTGTGAGATTCACGTCTCACTTCACTCTTAGCTCCACAAACGTTACATTCATTCCAATAGTCTGTATACGCTTTGTCATAGTAACTCCCTTCAAAATAACTCTCCTTCTTCACAATCTTTGGATGCTTACAATTATCATCTCTAAGCTTCTTCGCAGCAATGTATACAGCATTTGCTTCATTGAGTTTTCGTTGCGCATCTTCAAAGTCTGCTTGGAAGCTATTGAATAAATCTAGTTGTTGCATACTTCCTCCTATAAACTAAAGCCCTCATACCTCACAAGGAAGCTGAGGGCTTTGTCTGTATTACATACGGTTAAGCTACATCAAAATAGTTGTCATTTTAGAAAGGAATGTCATCGTCAATATCAAAGAAGTTAGGTGCTGTCTTAGCAGGAACCTTCTCTTTAGGAGCTTCTGGTTGTTCGTCAGAATTGTCACTACCTAAAATAGAATAAATCTCCTGAAGCTCTTTATCAGTTTCAATTAATTTGGCTTGAATTTCTTTAGCTTTTTCAATCAATTCTGCTTCGTTAAACTTCTGCTGAATAGCCTTCTGCATCTCTGTGCCTTGGTAGTCAGATGCCAATACAATCTTACGTAAATCAGCAATTCGTACCAAATCAAGCTTGCAACTACCACTCAACTCATCATTAGTCTCCAACAAATCTGTATCCTCGAACCCGACAGAAATAGCCTTAATCAACGCAGCAGGAGCTGCCATGCCTTTCATCATTGGTACAGCATTTTTCAGCTTGACATTGACATACTTGTTGTCGTTCTTTTCTTCAACCTTAACTTCAACATTGTACATGAATGGCTTACCTAACAACTGACTGACATCATTCAAGAATGGATTCTTGTAATTTGCATCAAAAATAACATCCTTAACAAATTTACCAGCATCATTCTTAACTACTGCTGCAATCTTGTTCCAAGCTGAAGCTGGAGCTAACAACCAAGGCTTACCTTTAATGTAATTACCATCGGCATCACGAGGAGCCACTGTAACGAGATTAACACCTTCACTCATACCACGAGATACTTGATGTAAAGGAACACGAATATTACGTACACCAATGTCACCTTCGTAGTCGTGCTCTTGTGTCAGCAAATCTACATAGACAGATACTTTCTGCTCTTCACTACCTTCTTTTGGGAGAATGATTTTATCCTTACCATCTTCATCTTTCTCCCGCTTACCTGCTGTATCCTTAGCAAACTTAGGAAGCTTGGCATGTTGACCAAGATTCACTAACAATCCAACTTGTACAGCTTGCAAACCATCTTCAGGGATGATTGCTACAAATGGTTTACGATCTGTGTTGTCGTTTTGTGGAAGGTTACTTTTTGGTTTAAAACTACTCATTTAAATACTCCTATAAAATTATGCATAAGCCATGCACAGGCATTAACGGTTATACAGCTTAGAATGAAGCTGACACATTTAAAACGCAATTATACACACTTTAAAACTTCTTGTCAAACAAATTAAAGCACATTCTTAAACATTTTCATTCTCTTGTCACTACTCAGCGTCATGTAGTCTAACACAACAGCATAAGCTTCAACCACTTTATTTTGATAATCTAAATCTTCTTGCATCAATGTATCTGGGTACTTATCTTTAACGAGTGAAGCATCTTTAAACAACCTAGCACGTACAAGTTCTTCCATTATAACATGGTCTGCATGTTTGTTGAAATCTATTTTCATGTGTTCTCCTTCACTAATTTATTCAAAACATCATCTACAGACATTCCCACCACTTCATCCTTATTGAATTGGAAGTATATCCTGTTTGGCATTCCTATGCAAGCATCCTTCTCAAATAAATCTATGTCTTGTATGCTTAGGAGTGATAGAAGATAGTTGTACTTTTGTTCTATTGTTGGCATGGTTTCTCCTTAATTAAGAATCTGTGGTGAAGGTATGCCGACAACGATCCTCCAAGACCTGCTCCAACCCCTACAAATACCACAATCCATCCAAGTCCATTTTTAGCCATGATAGACACAGAGTACACTTCAGTCACAGCCATTAACATAGAAGTTGGCATAATCCACCAGTATGTCCTATGCGCTATATTCTGCTGCTGCCATGCTTTGAGAAACACGAATACAAAGATTGATATCATCGCTAGGAAGTATAACATAGGTGGTTCTTGTAGACTACTCATAGCTGTCCTCAAACAATTCTCGTGGAGGTAAGTCATTACCTTCTTTGTAGTATTGAGTATAATGAATCAACATCATTACGTTACAGCAAATATGTCCCAAATGTTTGCGTCCAGATTCAGCATCAACTTCTTCACCATTGATAATTGCCAATGTATGACGTACAGCACATGCTAAAGGAACGCTCCATTGCATACCCTTCATCCAATTGAATTTTTTATACTTAGCTGCTCCATAAGTGAACACATGAGTGGACTCTTCAATAGCATCGTCTCCAAGAATCTGTAAGATTGTTCCTAAGTTTACCGCACTGTGGGTCTTCTGGAACTCCCCAAGTTGAAACAACACATTGGTTAAGTCACAGAAATCTGAAGACACTGTGCTGGCAATATAATCTGCAAAATCACTCAACAACAACATTGAATAATCAGGCTTCCCACTATTGTAACGAGCACCAGAACCTTTCTCGTTGCTGTCAATGTTTCCTACTTGTTGTGCTACTATTGTTGTCATGTTATTCCTCCTATTTCAATTGATAGTTTTCCATATTAGCACAACGCAGCTCTCTGTTATACTGAATCCTGTATCCTATTTCACTCTTTAAAGCTCGTTGTAACTTCGAGTATTGCTTGATTTGTTTCTTGTAAATTTTAATCTCTTCCAAGTTGCTGTCCACTCGTTGTTGGTAATTAAATGCTCTTGTACCAAGTACATCAATATTTGTTTTACAGATAGACACGTTAATCTCAAGTTCGCTTAGAATATTCCTGTTCAAAGCAATCTGAGATTGATAGTCACTGATCTTCATCATTCCTCCTTCTGTTTAGTTAATAAGTGATATTGTAGGGTGTTTTGTCGGGTGTGTCAAGTATTTTGTCAATCTCATCTGTAATATCTCTGCGGCTGCGTTTATTCACAATACTACTGATTGTTGTCCGAGGTTTTCCCATACTAACAGCTACAACATTAACACCCTCTCCAAGTTTAACTCTGGTATATGCCTCTTTTACTTCATCAATAGTAAGGACTTTGACAGCGCCAACTTCATATCGTTTCTGCATTCTACCTGCAGCATGTGCGTGGTCAATATTACTTTTTCTAGAAATCCACTCAAGGTTATCGACATGATTATTACTCTTATCACAGTCCTTGTGATTCACTTGAGGGAGATTATCTGGATTATCTAGAAAAAACTCTGCGACAAGCCTGTGAGCGTATTTCCTTACTGGAGACCATTTTCCATCTTTCTTTATCATTGTTACTTGATAAGTTAAGTAGCCAGCTCCATTATCTGATAACAAGCACTCCCTGCCATCATCGCACTTCAAACGACCAAAGCTGCTGATCTTCTTACCTACATACCTGCCATCGTGATATACATCTTTCCAAATTTCTTCCATTATTACTCCTATCGACTAAAGATGTTAGTATATCACCCAGACTAAGATTTGTCAATAGATTAGTGAATATCCGAGTACTTTAATCCAAAGTTGATATCACAAGCCAAATCTCTATTAAGTTTAAGTTGTTTATTAACTTCCTCTAACCCATCTGATATGAGTTGCTTGAAATCTTCCTCTAACTCTACTTCCTGCTCATTAATTAATTCATCCGTTCATTCAAGTAAGCTCGTTAAACTTACTCCGCTTTCGCTGCTGCACATTCCTATGCAGTCTAGACTATCTCACATCCTTTTAAGGATTCTCCCATTTCGAGTCACTTGACCCTACGCTTTTCAGCTAGTCGTTACACGTTCCTATTTCTAGGCTTCGCTCGGT